AAAATTATAATAGATAAAAATTATAAGTTATAGAAAATTATAATAGATAAAAATTATAAGTTATAGAAAATTATAATAGATAAAAATTATAAGTTATAGAAAATTATAATAGATAAAAATTATAAGTTATAGAAAATTATAATAGATAAAAATTATAAGTTATAGAAAATTATAATAGATAAAAATTATAAGTTATAGAAAATTATAATAGATAAAAATTATAAGTTATAGAAATTTATAAGAAATAGAAATTTATAAGAAATAGAAAATTATAAGAAATAGAAATTTATAAGAAATAGAAAATTATAACTTATAGAAATTTATAAGAAATAGAAATTTATAAGAAATAGAAAATTATAACTTATAGAAATTTATAAGAAATAGAAAATTATAATTTATAGAAATTTATAAGAAATAGAAAATTACAAGAGTTAGAAATTTATAAGAGTTAGAAAATTATAAGAGATAGAAATTTATAAGTTATAGAAATTTATATAAAGATAAAATTATAAGAGATAGAAATTTATAAGTTATAGAAATTTATATAAAGATAAAATTATAAGAGATAGAAATTTATAAGTTATAGAAATTTATATAAAGATAAAATGGGATTAATATTATGATGTATAATATTCAATATTTTAATCTAGTGTGTAGTACCACATGACAATCTTCAGAATAATTTTATGTAAATAGAACACGAAGCAATTTGTATATTAGAAACAATCATATAATTTTGAGATATCTAATTTAAATTAAATATTTTATTGTAAAAGTTATCATGTTGTGATACACATTAGATTAAAATATTAAATATTATATATAATATTAATTCCATTTTATCTTTATATAAATTCTTACAACGTTACATAATCTCTACTTACACAATCATATATTTGGAGATTTACTTATCTTTTTGTAATCTTCAATGATTGATAAATTCTATAAGTTATAATTTTTATAGTTTCTTAACTCTTATAAATTTCTATCTCTCATAATTTTATATAGTTTATAAATTTCTATCTTTTATAATTTTTATTTTATTATAATTTTTTATAGTTTATAAATTATTACGAAGTTACATAACTTATAATTTTCCATAGTTTATAAATTATTACGAAGTTACATAACTTATAATTTTCCATTTCTTATAATTCTATCTTTTATAAATATATTCATTGCATATCAAATCATATTTTATTATATTATTTCCTATGATAACAAACACTTTAATTTATATAATAAAGTATAATTTTTTTCATGTATACCTACACATGCAATAAAAATAATACATATTTTATAATGGTATTACTATACCATTATATAATTCAGCATAACGAATATACAAAAGAACATTCACAGAATTTCGTATAGACATAAATTATAAACTATAAAATTATAAGAAATAGAAAATTATGATAAGATAGAAAATTATAAGAGATAGAAAATTTATAAGAGATAAAAAATTATGAGTTACAGAAAATTATAAGTTATAGAAAATTATAAGTTATAGAAAATTATAAGTTATAGAAAATTATAAGTTATAGAAAATTATAAAGTTATAGAAAATTATGGAAGATATAAAATTATAAGAAATAGAAAATTATGATAAGATAGAAAATTATAAAGTTATAGAAAATTTATGATGAGATAGAAAATTATAAGAGTTAGAAAATTGTAATAGTTAGAAAATTATAAGAGTTAGAAGATTGTAATAGTTAGAAGATTGTAATAGTTAGAAGATTGTAATAGTTAGAAAATTGTAATAGTTAGAAAATTATAAGAAATAGAAAATTATAAGAGTTAGAAAATTATAAGTTATAGAAAATTATAAGAGTTAGAAAATTGTAATAGTTAGAAAATTATAATAAGATAGAAAATTGTAATAGTTAGAAAATTGTAATAGTTAGAAAATTATAATAAGATAGAAAATTATAAGAGATAGAAAATTTATGATGAGATAGAAAATTATAATGAGATAGAAAATTATAAGCTATAAAAAATTATGATGGGATAGAAAATTATAATGAGATAGAAAATTATAAGAGATAGAAATTTATAATGAGATAAAAATTTATAAACTACAGAAAATTGTAAGAGATAGAAAGTTTCAAAATACAGAAAACTATAAGTAAAGCTCATAATATATGATCATAAGTAAAGCTTACAATCCATGATCGTGAGTTACGCAACGTTGTAAAAATTTATATAAAGATAAAATGGAATTAATATTATGATATATAATATATAATATTTTACTTCAATGTGTAGTACCACATGATAACTTTTACAATAAAATATCTAATTTAAATAAGTTAGATATCTTAAAATTATATCATTGTTTCTAATATACAAATTACTTCATGTTCTATTTACATAAAATTATTCTGAAGATTGTCATGTGGTACTACACATTGAAGTAAAATATTATATATTATATATCATAATATTAATTCCATTTTATCTTTATATAATTTTTTACAACGTTGCGTAACTTTTATCTTATTATAATTTTATATAACTTATAAATTTATATCTCTTACGATTTTCTGTGGTTTATAAATTTTTATCTCATTATAAATTTCTATCTCTTATAATTTTATCTTTATATAATTTTATCTTTATATAATTTTCTATAACTTATAATTTTCTATAACTTATAATTTTCTATAACTTATAATTTTCTATAACTTATAATTTTCTATAACTTATAATTTTAATAACTTATAAATTTCTATCTCATTATAATTTTCTATAACTTATAATTTTCTATAACTTATAATTTTAATAACTTATAAATTTCTATCTCATTATAATTTTCTATAACTTATAATTTTCCATAACTTATAATTTTCTATAGTTTATAATTTTAATAACTTATAATTTTCTATAACTTATAATTTTCCATAACTTATAATTTTCTATAGTTTATAATTTTAATAACTTATAAATTTCTATCTCATTATAATTTTCTATAACTTATAATTTTCTATAACTTATAATTTTCTAACCATTATAAATTTTCTAACCATTATAAATTTTCTATAGTTTATAAATTTATATCTATTATAATTTTCTAATCATAATAATTTTCTAACTATTATAAATTATTATGAAGTTACATAACCGACAATCATAGACTGTGAGATTTACTTATAACCATATCTCTTATAAATTATTACAAAGTTCGTGACTTACAATCATAGATTGTGAGATATATTTGTAATCATATATTATAAGCTTTACATATAATTTTTATCTCTTGAAAGTTTCTCATGGTTGTTATATTGAAACATAAAATGATATTACTTTATGATTATAAAATGTTTCTTATTTTCACTTCATGGGATAGTATACATAGAATTTTTCATACATTTATAATCTAAATTAAAATTATTTGTTATTATAGGTAATTTGATAAATATCTATGCAATAAAAATATGTAATAGTCACAAGACATAAAAAAAGATATAGATATATTATGTTAATTTCATCTATTGATATGAATTGTTCATTTTGATATCAAGAATTCAAATAAGATACCATTAATATATTATAAAATGTTATAGTACATAAAATAAAACATCGGATTGTATAATACATATTATACTATATAAGATTATCTATTAAATTATATAGTATATTATAAATTATTATTCTATAATAATAATTTGTCTTAATAATAAAATATATAACATAAAAATGGAATATGCTATTTTAACAAATAAATCTATCCCTATATATTCTATAATATGTAATGCCCTTAAAGAAGGAAATGAAGGAAAAAATATAGCAGACATATTGAATAATCCTTGTAATACCTTATCTCTTCAAATATCTAAATCGCTAATTAATGTTGCCGCCACTAGAATTTTCTCTAATCCATATCAAAGTATATTAGAATTGCCAGTAAATAGTATAGATTCTTATGCTGAATTACAAGGTCGACCATCGATAGGAAAATTTGGATTAGGATTTTATTCTATATTGTATTGGGTAGTAAATAATAAGGCTACCTTACAGATAACAAGTAGGGTTCCAGAATATGAATGGAGTGGTACTATAAATAATCTGACAGATGGACCACATTTTACACTTTCTATGGTTCCAACTCCACAAAGAAGGAGAGGAACTACCATGAGATTACAAGGAGTGGATTATAATACTCTAACCAAGTTCAAAGAAGAATTACAAAAACTAATTTACATAAAAAGTGCAAAAATTTTCATTAATAATGTGCAAATTAATCCTAGATCAACAAGTAATGATATAATCAACATCAAAATACGTCTAACAGAAAAATATATAGAAGTAGAGGATTTTGCTGGAGGAATCACCCTTCCAGTACTCTTTAATAGTTTATTAATACCAACTATATCCACCAAAAGTGTAAGTAGATCACTTCAATATGATGTAAATGATACAGATACCATAGATAACAATAATATTTATATTTCTGATAAACCATCTTTCACTATTATGGTTGGAAATGTAGAAGTAAAACGTGTAAGATCAGAAGGTCCAAATGTATCAGTAATTCTTAGTTTACCATTGGAGACAAGATTACCAACGTCAAGAGATGATGTAATACTAGATGATAATATTAAACCATATGTATTAAAGGCTTTAGATAAATTACTAGATGTAAGCTTACAAGGTAGGGATGTCAGACCGTTACAGCATGCTCTGAAAGCGTACATATCAGAATCAAGTACACAATATAATAGAAGACTATTCTCTGAATATTTACAACGTATTGATGAAAAAGTTAGAAAAGATAATTATATTGTTGTTTTAAGTAAGTATTTTAATCTTTTTACTACATTGGCAGTGAATGCTGGTGTTATTTTTATTAGATCATTATCATATAATCCTCTAGAATTAGATAACTTTTTAGAAACTAGATATGGAAATTTAATGAGATCGGATATATATTATGGGAAAAATATATTGTTATTGCCACATGTTTATGTGGAAGATGCGGAGGCGGAAGTGACATCTGGTGGAAGCACTAGAACTCTATTTTTATCCCAACAATTATTGAATATGGATCCTAATTGGAAAACAAATATTCCGACATCTATAACTGATGATATACTTATTCCTTTAGATTTTATTAAAACATTAAATAATAATAAAGAATTAAGAAAATTAGATAAATTACCGGGATCCACTAAGATTAAAACATTACTTAAATCTCTCTTACTAAAGTTATCAGCCTTAGATGTCTATTATTCTTTTAATAATACGAAACATATTAGGGGAAAACATGTCTCCTACCATTCTTCCATGAATATATGGAATTTATTTATATTAGATTATTATACTTTTTATGGTATGGAAAGAATTAATGAATTTTCTGATTTTATACTTTTATGGTTTAAAACTATTCCATCATTAGTACCGACAAACATTGCATATGGTCAAGATATGGTTCAATTTGGTACTGGATTAAGACGAGGAGATAATATTAATGTTATACCACCAATTGAATCAAGATTGCAGTCTTTCAATGATATATCTATTCAGTATATAGATAAATGGAAACCTTATATAAATAGTGGTGAATTAAGAAATAAAGTATTTTCTTATCAGGTACAATTTAGTAAGTTTATGGTGGAAGTTGCCAACAAAGAAACTCCTTCTTACTTTAGTTCCATACTTTTTCCCTCTCCTTTATATTTCGTTAATTATGATAACATTTTAAACAACATAAATCTTATACTTACCCTATCAAGTAATTTTTATGATTTTATAGTTATATCTTCTATATTAACTTATGCTCATATTGATGCTAACGAGATATTTATTAGAGATAGTTATAAAATTTTACGGGAAGAATATATACCACAAGATTTGGAGAACGTAGTTAGAGACATAATAATAGAAAAAGATGTAAATCCTATGTCCTTGAATAATATAAATGATAGATTAACTAGACATCAAGAAATATTAAAGGAAATAACAGAAGGTTATAATTATAAATTGCAAATTGAGAAATTGTCCACATCTCCAATACAAACTAATCTTCAAAATATAATTTCTAAAATATTTAAGGTTCCCCCAACTCCAAACGAAAGCTTCATAGATTTTATTAAAGATGCCAATAATTATAGTTTGGATAGAAAATTACAATTAATTGAAGTTACGGTTAATGAAAATACAACCAAATCTCCTCTAGAAGCTTCTTTAATAGAGTTAGTGCAAAACAGTGTTGATGCCATAAATAATACCCCATCTTCTAATCGTAAAATTAATATATTTACATCTCGGGATCCCTCATCTCCCATATTGAATGTTGTAGTTGAAGATGATGTTGGTATTCCTGACTCTGCTATGTTATCTCTATCTGTTCCCTTTGTTAGTTCTAAAAGTGGTACTACTTCCGTTGGACAAATTGGAACTGGTTTCTTTAATGTATATAGAGATAGTAAATATGTGACAATAGATACATATAGAGATGGAAATAGAACGAGTATTATAGATGTCCCAGTTAGGGATGGATTTGATAGAGTAGTCGATATAAATAAAAATATATTTAGAGAAAAGAGTAAAGAGAAAAATGGTACTCGTATAATATTGTCTATCTCCTATAAAACAGAAAGAGATAGAAATATAGATGAAGGACATGTATATTATATATGTAAAAATATAATTAATAAGACTATACAACCTCCGAGTGTATATATAAATAATCAGCAGATTACATCTGACTATATTCCTATTGTTGCATACAATAGTCTGGATTTCTTGGGAAAGAAAGGAGATGAACAATCTTATGTATTGACAAGAGGTATACCATATTCTGATTTTGTTTCTTTTGCTCTATCTGATGCATTTGGTGTACATCCGGCATTTAGAAACCAAAATGTTTATGAAGTATTAAGAGATAATATATTTATTAATATGAAACAAAATTTTACACCAGCATCCAACAGAACTTCCATTAATATAAGTTCTGAATATGTATCTGACATTCAAAAGTCCATAAGAAATGGAATATATCTATCTATTCTTTGGAAAATTTTAGAATCCTTAATAAAGAATCCAAATTATTTTATACCAAATTACACTTCCAACTTTGGAAGACAAACTGGTTTTGTTATTATGTCCAATTTCTCTAAGATAGTAAACATAAGTACCTTCATGGTTAACTACAAGCCAGAAGATTATATTAATGGAAAATGGAAAGAATATAAATCTATTGCCCATGGTATTAATACTATAATTGCTTCCAAGAATAGAAAGAATAGAGAGGATACAATAGCAAAACTAAAGAAGGATTATCATCCATTACAATATTCCATTATAAGAAGATGGATTGCCAACAAGACAGATTTGGATGAAAAGGATGCTCCACCTCCAATCCCATTAACTTTACTACCAACAACTACAACTCAACCAAGAAAAGAAGGAGAGATAGAACAAACACCATTACCTCCAACAAGTAAGTTAGTTATTGATAATATAAATATATTACAAAAATTCTTTACATCATTTGTACAAGCATTTTGGACTCTTGCCTCTAATATTATTAAAAGTCCAGTTTATAATAAGAGAGGTATTCCTGTAGTTAATATAGGACCAGATGTTGCAAGTAGAGGGGCATATTATAGTTCAAAATTGCATGTTATAAGTATAAATAGTTCAAAATTGGATCATTTGGTTAAAATAGTTACAGATTTATATTTGTCAAAAGATGAAAATGCATTTAAGGATAATTGGTTAAAATATAGGAATAATGATAGATTTAAAGAATATTTTGGTTATGTCTTTCCTTCCTCCACTATAGTTCATGAATTAGAACATGCCAGAAGACAAAGTGAACATTCATCAACCTCACATTCGGAGATTATTGATGAAAGCATTGGCGGCAAAAATCCAATATCTTTTGATGATTCCGCTAATAAAGTTTATGATATTATTCTCAGAAATAATTTTGTTTCCCAAGTATATAAATATCTTAAATCTTAACCTATCCATATAAATTATATAATTATATAATTTATATTGTACTATACTAGATGAACAATAATATCATATATTGGTGTGTATATATTATTGTTATGAAAATATAATTACAAGATTTTATGGGACATATATAAATTCTCTCTAATAATAAATATAACCTAATAAAAATGGAATATAAAATTTTATCAGGAAAAAGTATTCCTATATACTCTATAATATGTAATTCTCTTAAAGAAGGAAATGAAGGAAAAAATATAGGAAAAATATTAAATAACCCTTGTAATACCTTATCTCTTCAAATATCCAGATCTTTAATCAAAGTAGCCTCTACTAGAATTTTCTCTAATCCATATCAAAGTATATTAGAATTACCTGTGAATAGCATAGATTCTTATGCGGAACTACAAGGTCGCCCATCAATAGGAAAATTTGGATTGGGATTTTATTCTATATTGTATTGGGTAATAACAACACCAGGATGTAAGTTAGTCATAAATAGTACAGTTTCTGGATATACATGGACAGGTACTATATTCAAAAAGAACGATGATTTATATTTAGACTTTGTATTGAAATTGATGGATACGAAGAAGATGAAAAGAGGAACAACTATTAGACTTAGTGGTGCTGGATACAATACTATAGCTCGTTTTCGAGAAGAACTAGACAAATTAATATATATTAAGAATACTAAAATTTATATAAACAATGCACAAATAAATCCAAAGGTAAGTTCGAAGGATAAAATAATGATAAGAATAAATTTAAATGAGGGATATGTGGAGGTTGAGGACTTTGCAGGAGGAATTACCTTGCCAGTCCTCTTTAATAGTTTATTAATACCAACCATATCAACCAAAAGTGTAAGTAGATCATTAACATACAATATTGACGACATTAATACTTTAGACAACAATATAATCATTAAGGAAGATAAACCATATTTTTCTATATTAGTAGGTAATGTCGAGGTAAAACGCATAAAAATAGATGATAAAAATATGGCAGTTATTCTTAGTCTACCATTAGAGACAAGATTACCAACGTCAAGAGATGATGTGATACTTGATGATAATGTTAAGCCGTATGTATTGAAAGCATTGGATAAAATATTGAATATGTCTTTATCTGAACGTGATGTCAGACCATTACAATATGCTCTTCAAGCATATATATCATCATCTAGTAATTCCTATAATCGAAAATTGTTTGCCGATTATTTGAAAATGATTGATGAGAAAGTAAAAAGCAATAAATATATAGTTGTTTTAGATAAATATTTTAAATTATATACATCATTGTCTGAAGGGTCACCCAATCCATTTATTCGTTCTATATCTTATAATCCCATAGAATTAGATAATTTTTTAGAACTTCAATATGGAAAATATATTAACAAAGATGTATATTATGGAAAGAATGTTATGTTCATAAAAAATATTTATGAACAAGAAGAGAAGGTTAATGTAACTTCAGGAGGAACAACAAAAACTATCTTTATATCTGAAGATATTGTGGATACAGACAAAGATTGGATAACAAATATACCAACATCTATAACTAATGATGTTCTTATCCCAGCAGATTTCATTATTACATTAGATAATAATAAAAATATAAAAAGATTATCGCAGTTACCAGGATCAGATTTATCTAAAAATTTACTTAAATCCCTACTATTGAAACTTTCATCCCTAGATATTTATTATTCTTTTAATAGTATGCAACATATGTATCCTGATGATATATCATATTCCTCATCTATGAATATTTGGAATTTGTTTGTCATGGATTATTATACATTTATGAATATGGAAAGGGAAAATGAATTACAAGAATACCTATTATTGTGGTTTCAAACTATTCCCAACTTAATACCCACAAATAATGCTTATGGTAGCAATTTACCTGAATTTAATACTATATTAAGAAGATCCCAGAGTACTGACTATAATAAAATACCTCATATTACACAAAATTTGGATCAATTTATGTATGATTCCGAAGATCTAGTAAATAGAATTTATTCTGATTTAGAAAGCTATCGTTTACCTTATATTAAGGATATATTTAAGTATCAATGTCAATTTAGTAAATTTATGGTAGAGGTAATGAACAAGGAGTCTCCAACATATTATTCTTCTATTTTATTTCCATCCCCTCTATTCTTTCTAAAATATAAATATGTACAAAATTATTATGAAACCATCATACAATTATCTGATAATTTTTATGAATTTATAATAATGTCTATGATAATATCATTTAATAATATTTCTTATAATATAAGTGAATCATTTATAGTGGATGCTTTTAAAATTTTAAAGGATGAATATATAACTCAGGATTTGGAATTAATAATAAAGAATATCTTAGTAGATAGGAATCCATATCCTCTAAAACTTGGAGATATTCATGGTCGTTTATTAAAACATCAAAATATATTAAAAGAATTAAAATCTGGATATAATTATAATTTTGAGATTGAAAAAATAACATCTATCCCAATCCAAACAAAATTACAAAATATTATTGCCAAAATATTTAAATTTAATGTAGGACCAAAGGAAAATTATTTTGATGTTATTTCAGATGCCAATAATTACACTTTAGACAGGAAATTACAATTAATTGAAGTTACTGTCAATGAAAATACTACTAAATCCCCATTGGAAGCCTCTCTCACTGAACTAATACAAAATAGTGTAGATGCCATAAACAATACCCCATCTTCCAATAAAAGAATAGATATAAATGTATCTAGAGATCCATCATTGCCTATATTAAATGTTATTGTTCATGATGATGTTGGTATTCCGGATTCTTCCATGTTATCTCTATCTGTTCCTTTTGTTAGTTCGAAAACAGGAGACACATCCGTTGGCCAAATTGGAACTGGTTTCTTTAATGTATATAGAGATACGCATGTAGTAACAATAGATACATATAAAGATGGTATTAGAACTACTATAATAGATATTCCGATAAGAGATGAATTTAATCGTGTTATTGATATATCAAAAACTATTTTTAGACAAAAAAGTAAAGAAGGAAATGGCACTAATATTATATTATCTATAAAATATAACAATGAGAGAGATAGAAATATAGATGAAGGACATGTATCTTATATATGTAAAACTATAATTAGTAAAACTTTATCTCCTCCAGACATCTATCTTAATAATATATTATTAACATCTAGTTATAGTCCACTACTTAAATATCAAAGTTTAGACTTTTTAACCAAAACTGAGGAATATGAATCTTATGTTCTAACTAGGGGTATACCTTATACTAAACTATCATGGTTTTACCCCAATTTTAATATACATAGTGCATTTTATGATAGTGCTGTCTCTGAAGTACTGAACAAAAATTTATGTATAAATTTTATAGAAAATTTTACTCCAGCTTCTAATCGCACTTCTCTCACCATTGATAATAAATATATAGATAATATAAGAAAATCTATACAAAATGGAATATATTTGTCGGTATTATGGAAAATATCTCAACATTTAGTTAAAAATCCAAATTATTTTATACCAAATTATACATCCATCCATGGAAGACAAACTGGTTTTGTTATTATGACTGATTTCTCCAGAATAGTTAATATAAGTACCTTTATGGTCAACTATCAACCAGAAGATTATGTAAATGGTAATTGGATAAAATATAAGTCTATTGCTCATGGTATTAATACTATAATTACTTCCAAGAATAAAGAAAATAGAGACGAAACTATAGAAAGTTTAAGGGAAAGTTATCATCCATTGCAATACTCTATTATAAAAAGATGGATAGCAACCAAGACAGATTTGGATGAAAAGAATGCTCCACCTCTAATTCCATTAACTTTACTACCGACAACTACACAACCAAGAAAAGTAGATTTAGAGACAAACGATGATGAGGTAGAGTATCTAGTTACGACAAGTAGTTTTGTTGTTGATAATATAGAAGAATTACAAAAATTCTTTGAAGCATTTGTATCTGCATTTTGGATAATTGCCTCTGAAAAGATAAAAACTCCTATTTATAAAAATAAAGGTATTCCTAAAATTAACATAGGACCAGACGTCGAAAGTCGTCATGCATATTATAGTCCAAAATTGCATATTATAAGCATAAATAGCTCTAAATTAGATGATATAGTTAATATAATAATAGATTTATCTTCGTCAAAAGATGAAAATACATTTAAGGATAATTGGTTAAAATATAGAAATGATAATAAATTCAAAGAATATTTTGGTTATGTTTTTCCTTCATCTAATATAGTTCATGAATTAGAACATGCTAGAAGACAGAGTGAACATTCATCAATCTCACATTCGGAGATTATTGATGAAAGTATTGGAGGTAAAAATCCAATATCTTTTAATGATTCCGCTAATAAAGTTTATGATATTATTCTACAAAATAATTTTGTGTCTAATGTATATAAATATCTTAAGTCTTAATCATTTGTAAATTATAATTGTCTTTATAGATTATAATTGTCTATATGTTATAATTATCTTTATAGATTATAATTGTCTTTATAGATTATAATTGTCTTATAGTTATAATTATCTTATACATTATAATTATCTTATACATTATAATTATATTATAGTTATAATTGTCTTGTACATTATAATTATCTTATATATTATAATTATCTTATAGTTATAATTGTCTTGTACATTATAATTATCTTATATATTATAATTATCTTATATATTATAATTATCTTATAGTTATAATTGTCTTGTACATTATAATTATCTTATAGATTATAATTATCTTTATAGATTATAATTATCTTATATATTATAATTATCTTATATATTATAATTATCTTATATATTATAATTATCTTATAGTTATAATTATCTTGTACATTATAATTATCTTTATAGATTATAATTATCTTGTATATTATGCATTATAATTATTTTATATATTATAATCTTAATGATGATAAATATGAATATTTGTTCTCTTATTATATTTAATGTTTAGTAATCTTACTATAATTAATATAACAGTTATAAACATATTATATTAATGCTTATGTAATAAAATTGATTTATTAATATATATTTATAAGAAAATGATAATTTTGCATGACATACAATATGTTGAATGTTGTTGATACTCGAAATAACTTGTTAACCCACATAAACAAGAATGATTATGATATTTTACTTAATATATTCCCACACTTTAATTATTTTCTTGAAGGAAATACTTTAACACTTTCATCTTCTATCATAGATCCCAATATTACCAAAAATGCCATCACTGGCATTCTAAACGTTTACAAAGATATAAATGATGGTATTATAATGGAATATATACTATATTTTATTCATGTATTCGCAGGAGAAATTCCTAGCAATAAATACCTATATAAAATTCTGGCATCGATAAATAAAGAGAGAGAAGGATGTTATACGCAGGAGTTAGTTAATAATATGTTATTAGAATTATATAAGGAAAATATAATGGCAATTAGAAGATATATATTTTTTGAATATTTACAAGATAAGAATAATATTCAGAAACATCATTATTGTCAATTATATGTGGAAAAAAATTCTTTCTTGGTTAGAGGATATAATAATGTAATTGAAAGATATAATAATAATAAAGGGAAGGTTATTGGAAAATATAAATTGGTGAAAGTTGAGGGAGAACTCTTATATCTAGATAATTTTTATAATTTAAGAATGGACAATAAATATGTAAATAGAAGAAAAGTAAATAATCATAAGTCAATCAGGGCACATCAAAGTTTTGATGTAATAACAAATACACTATTCCAGGGATATAATTTTCATTGTTCTCCTAATTACTTCAAGATAGAAAAAGAAGGAAAAGTATATTTTGAAGTATATGGTTGTAAAATTACTATACTTAATAACTTTTTTTTAATAGAAAATAGTAAAGGTGGTCTCAATACTTTATATAGAATACATTTTAATGACATTTTATCTAGAATCCTTAACATCAACAATAAAGACTTATGCAAAAGTATTTTAGGATTACAAATTTAGCCATAATATTATAGAAAAATAATATTCTTTATTTTCTATAAAATAAAGAAACGCCATAAAAAAAACTGTGAGAGTATAAAAATGAAAACTCTTCCATTGTTAATATTTTTATTAGCAGTATTCAATTTAAATAGCGTAAATTGTAATGTGGTAAACAGTACCACAATAAAGAGCCAATATGACTTTATTGTCATAGGAGTAGGAACATCTGGTAGTGTCGTAACCAGACGATTATTTGAAATGGGTGCCACCGTCTTAGCATTAGAAGGAGGTGGTAATTGGGCAAATAGGACAGGATTATTCAGAACCCAATGGGGAAGTTGGAATTTCTATGCTGATGCTAATCCCAATAGAGGTGGATATAAAGAGCAAATAAGCGTTGGAAAAACCACAGGAGGTTCCATGAAGTTATCTAACAACGGTTGGGAACAAGGAGATCCAACTTGGTATGATGATCTTTCTACAAAGGTAGGAAGTTCTAAATATAAATTTACTGTCGCTAAGTGTATGTACGATAATGTCATCGAACGAAATTATTTAAGTTCTACTGGAAAGATACAAATTCAACAATCAAATGCAGGCACCGTATTAGCCAATGCCTGGAAAATCGTTGGTAATAATTTAGGATTGCAAGCATACAATGATTGTAGGACGGTTGGTGCCACTCGTGGTTTCTGTTTTGAACCAAGTTCATTAAAATGGGTTGCTACGGGAGATACTGGTGTTAATAGTGCCAGTTTATCTTGGCAAGAATATGCATATGATATGCAATTTGTCCCCACAGTTGATGTCGCTACAAGTTCCCGTGTTACTAAATTACTAACTCAAATTATAGCAGGAAATAAGGTAGCAACCGGTGTATCTGTTATAGTTGATGATTATGTTAGCAAAGACATATCTGCAAGATTAGGAGTTATATTAGTGGGTGGACCTCTTAACAATCCAGAAATTTTACTGCGTTCAGGAATTGGAGATGCCACTATCTTATCGTCCATCGGAGTTCCTGTTTTCCAAAATTTACCAGCCGTAGGTCGTAATTTAGGTGAACCTGGTGCTTTATTCATGACATATAATGTAAATTTCACAGCTGCTGATATTGGTTCTCCCGCAACTCCAAATGCACGTCCTACTAAACCAACAGCCTTTATTAGAACTGTATATGCCCCTACTTTCCTCCCTGATTTAGAACTTATTGGTATTGCATTTATTGCGGGTGGCACTGGACAAATAAGGTTTATTATGTATGATTTAGCAAGAAATACCACAGGAGAAACTTATCCATTTAGTAAAGATGGTTTAGATTTAGGAAATGTTAATCCACGATATTTGGCAACCCAAGCAGAATTAACTAGAAAAGCAAACTTTTTCACTGTAACAAGACAAATCGCTGCCCAGCTCGCCGCTCAATTACCACAATTTAGTTTTGTTGAGCAACCACCTACTGCAGGTGTTGTTGGACAAGTTGCCCTAGAAAATCTTGTTAAACAAATTCCAGAAAATGGTGGATTGGATATTGCTGGTCATTGGGGTAGTTCATGCATTATGGGTCCTTATGGTGCCACTGCCACGTCCGTTGTTAATCCAGATTTCCAAGTACAAGGCGTTAGAAACTTATATATTGGTGATACTTCTGTCTTTGTTAATGAACCAGCTGCTGGTGGTATTGCTCCTGGCGTTTATGTTGGTGAAATGTTATCCCAATTCTTATCTAGATACTATTATGGTTATAATTTAAGACCTGTATATGGTGCTTGTTTACCTTAAATTATTATTTTAACTAATCTATAACATTGTCATAATGTTATAATTATCTTATAGTTATAGATTATAGATAATCTTATAGTTATATAATATAATTATAGATTATATAATTATCTTATAGTTATATAATATAATTATAGATTATATAATTATCTTATAGTTATAGTTATATAATCTTATATATTATATAATTATAGATTATATAATTATCTTATAGTTATAGTTATATAATCTTATATATTATATAATTATAGATTATATAATTATCTTATAGTTATAGTTATATAATCTTATATATTATATAATTATAGATTATATAATTATTTTATAGATTATATAATTATTTTATAGATTATATAATAAAGTTATAGATTATATAATAAAGTTATACATAATCTTATAGTTATATAATCTTATATATCATACAACTATCTTATAGATTATATAATTTATAACTTTATTATAATCTACGAGATAACAGTCTAACACTAATGTAAAATTAAATATTGAAGACAAATATCATATTGATATACCATAAATAAAGTTATATAAAAATCATTCTATAGGGTAGTATACATGAACACGAATGTTATAATTATTTATATAGCATGTACATATATTGATATATATATAAGACATCTTGTTCATGTATACTACCCTATAGAATGATTTTTATATAACTTTATTTATGGTATATCAATATGATATTTTGTCTTCAATATTTAATATATAACTTATTAAATATAAACTATAAGTTATATAATATGAACCATCATATAATAAGATGTTATTGAATATACAAGCTATTAAAAAATATATCTTTACTTAGTTATAGTTTATATCTTATAGAATTATAATTTATCTTTACTTAGTTATAATTTACATCTTATAGAATTATAATTTATCTTTACTTAGTTATAATTTATATAATTTATCTTTACTTAGTTATAAGTTATATCTTATAGAATTATAATTTATATAATTTATTTCATGGGGTGATATACTTCATAATAAATATTATATTATTAAATAATACAGGTTCAATGGCGAATTATAACTTAGTAAATTATAATTCTATAAGATATAAATTATAATTCTATAACTTAGTAAATTATAATTCTATAAGATATAAATTATAACTTAGTAAAGATACAAATTATAATTCTATAAGATATAAATTATAACTTAGTAAAGATACAAATTATAATTCTATAAGATATAAATTATAATTCTATAAGATACAAATTATAACTTAGTAAAGATATAAATTATAATTCTATAAGATACAAATTATAACTTAGTAAAGATACAAATTATAATTCTATAAGATATAAATTATAATTCTATAAGATACAAATTATAATTCTATAGATTATAACTTAATAAAGGTAAATTATTGTATTATATACAATAATTTTTATTTTATTTAATTTAGTTTAATATCTTACTTACCTAACTTAACTGTACTATATGGTCTATACTCTCTTCCATTCGGTAACATACCCCTACTTTGTTCCACCAAAGCATCCTCCACATGTAATGCATGCTTTCTTAATCTATACAATGAAGCACCATATTCTCTATCAGCTGCGGCATCACATTGTTCCTTAATGATCTTACTCTTATCCTTACCGGAAATTCTATATCCTTGAGCATAGGAATTACTAACAGCAGCATTTACTCTAACCTGAACAACATTTAATAATCTGGAGATTGCCTTCATAATATACTCCACATCATACATTTCATTTCCTGTCTCTCCATTATTATGTCCCAAATATACATCCTTTAAGAACTTGGATACCTGCTTTCTAGCTAATAAGAAATCATCATAATAGGATAGAACTTCTTGTTGTTGATGAGGTGGTGTGGCCAACAAGAACAAATAATTAGAATTTAATAATCTCTTCTCCACTGTATCCACATCACCTTTATCTCCTAATGGAAGAGTAAATAATAACCCACTAGCCACCAATCCTTGAACATATTCTTTAGTTATTTTATTAACATTTAAAACTGGATTCATGTTGGAATAAAATAATGTGGCAGTTTCATCTTGTCTTTGATAGGCAGATGTCATATAATCGAAATATCGGAATTTGAGGTTGTCGGAGTTATTTCGCACTGTACTTCTCCAACTATATCCTGAACTTTCTACCTTAACTACTTCCCTAATATTACCATTGTCATCCAATAACTCAACTAGGATAAATTCTCCCAATCCTAATCTTGGCTCCTTTTGGCCAACTGCTTTAATATCATCAGATGCAGTTGGATACCAACCATATTGTAAAAATTCCTGTGCCTCTGGGAATGTTAACTCGGAACTTCTATATAACTGACCAGGAACAGGTAGCTCATCATACAAAACTGTATCCATAAATGTATTTGGAGTTCTCAATTCGTGATCGATGGTTGCGTAAGGTCTGGTATCACTAACATCTAAATTTTCCTTGTATGGACCATTGACACCATCATCCCAAACCTTCGCTACTCCCAAATATAAGATAAATCCATTACCAATGGGATATTTAGTTCCAACGGAAACACTAGGATGTACAATACTAAACATATGAACATAAGGGGAGTGACTTTTAGTTAAATCAAAAAGTTCTTCATTCTTTGGGCCACCTAATTCCTCATACATTTGTAAGAAAGTTTGTTTGACGGAACCCCACTTACTTTTTGCACTATCTAATTTACGATGTGTTGCATGATATACCTTTCCACCATTTAAGAAAACGGTCATAAGCGTTCCATTAATGCCTCTATAAATACGAGAACTTTCTGGTTTAACAACATATTCTTGGGTATCACCAGTTAGAGTGACGGAACCATTTGGTGTAGGAGTAAAAGTGTCTGATCCCAATGATGGAATATAACCATAAGATCTATTTACAACAATTCCAGCATCAAGATCAACGGTCACACCTCTCAAAGAAGTAACGTCGGCTGGGATATAACCGGCAGTCTTATCATTATAATGCACATGATATAAATTCTCACTAAAATCGGAGACGTTCCAACTATTAGAATCGGAGACACCTAAAATATTTGCTAATTGTCCCTTTAATTGACTGTCTTCATTAACTTGTAATACAGTTTGGCTAGTCATTTTATCTTTCTATTCTATATTCCTTTCTTTTATTTATATAAAAAATTATTTAAAATCAATTTTTTGGATAACTAAATTAAATAATATAAAATTAAAATTATATATAAAATGGAGGTTAATGAGACAGAAATAGTTACTTTAATAACTGATAAGACAAATATTAATGGTCGTATATTGAGTGTTTCCGATTTAGATGACGCCCTACGTCAAAGAACTATCAATCCTACATCCACTCTCGTTAATTTAATACCTAATATCGACACCGATCTCGATATTCTCTTTCTTTCCCTATGTCTCCGATATGCAGCTAATCCTAATGTATATATTAATACCTTAAATACCCCTCCTCTTCATGTTCTCACTTATATATATTCATGTTTATCCGGTGTTCCTTCTAGAAGATCTTTCTTACCCACTATTTTCTCTATTTTTGTTCTTTCTGGAGCTAATTCTGACCTTCCATCTTCCTTGTCCGTGGGTTCTCCCTCTCTTTCCGCTCTTTATCCAACTTTATTCTCTCCCCTTATTACCACCAATTATATGTACTTACTGTTAGATAAACCAGAAAATATTAATGAAATAGAGTGGGTCTCTGCTATCTCCTTACATTCTAATCGCACTATTCTATATAACTTGGAAAGAAATAATATTCCTGTAAATATTGATTACCTACTATTACAATCTATTAACTATTTAAATTTACAATCTTTAACCTATTTCTTAATTTATGGAGCAACAACTGACTATTTAGCATTCTCCACTATCATTAGTAATATCAATATATATGGTTTAATTACAAAATTACGTAGTATGGCATTGACATTGATTGATTATGGTGCGGAATTAGATAAATATCAACTCGAAACCATTCGGGATTTATCTAGAAGATATAATAGATATATTGGTGAATTATTTTACGATACCTTAGTAGAAAGATATTCTATACCATATTGGAGGAAAATATGTGATGTAGATAGAGTTATATATAATGATTATATTAAGAGAATTATTAAGAGTATATCAAATGAAGAGAGTATTTGTGAGAAGTTAAGTGAATTATCGACCAGGGATGTAAGAAGTTTAGTTGAAGAATTTAGAATAGGACAACGCAAAGAGATAAATGAGCGTACTAACAAATTATTAGATTCTTCCTCTTTTATATGTAAAATGAATGATGATGTATATTCATATTTTGCTGGAGATATTAGAAGATATGTATCAAATAATGGAGATTTGTGGTGTTTTACTCCAGACCAAGATCTTTCTGGTGGAATAAATCCATATAATGGAGAGAAATTACCAATAGATATAACTACCTCACCATTTGAGACCAATACCATTGAAAGTATAATATCGTTATTATTTTCTATTCCAGTGATTAATAATGTTAAGACTGACAATAGTATATCAAAATTTGAAAATTTCTTATCTGATAATAATATTAATATTACAAATATTAGAAAATTGAGTAATCTTCAAAAGACTACGATTATTAGTAAATTTAATATTAATTTATCTCTTATAGACTATCCTGGATTTTCAAGAATAATGTGGGCTATTATAAGTCAATATCCACAGTTAAGACCAGAAATTATACTATTACTTAAATGGTAAATTGCATAATATATTATATTTAAAGTTTCATAAACTATAAAATTATAGTTTATAAATTTCTATCTCTTATAAATTTCTATCTCTTATAAATTTTATATAACTTATAAATTTCTATCTCTTGTAAATTATTACAGTTTATAATTTTGTAGTTTATAAATTATTATAGTTTATAACTTTATAGTTTATAAATTATTATAGTTTATAAATTTCTATCTCTTACAAATTATTATAGTTTATAAATTATTATAGTTTATAAATTTCTATCTATTATAAATTATTATAGTTTATAACTTTATAGTTTATAAATTATTATAGTTTATAAATTTCTATCTATTATAAATTATTACACTTTGTAATTTTGTATCTCTTATAAATTATTACACTTTGTAATTTTGTATCTCTTATAATTTATCAAAATATCATATTAAAAGCATGGATGTAATTACATATAAATTTGATATTATGTGATAGTATACATGAAATTAAATTCGTAATACTAAAAAATTATAAATGCAAATTTTTAGTAAACCTTACCAAGATAACTTCTTCGATATAAATATTTTAATAGATTATATTTTCATGTGTACTACCCTATAATATCAAATCTATATGTAATTACATCCATGCTTTTAATATGATATTTTGATAAATTATAAGAGTTATAAAATTATAAACTATAAAAGTTTGTGAGTTATAGAAATTTATAAACTATAATAATTTGTAAGAGATAGAAATTTATAAGAGATAGAAATTTATAAACTATAATAATTTGTAAGAGATAGAAATTTATAAGAGATAGAAATTTATAAGAGATAGAAATTTATAAGAGATAGAAATTTGTAAGAGATAGAAATTTATAAGAGATAGAAATTATAAGTTATATAAAATTTATAAGAGATAGAAATTTACAAGAGATAGAAAATTATAAATTATAATAATTTATAAGAGATGGAAATTTATAAACTATAATAATTTGTAAGAGATAAAAATTATAAATTATAATAATTTCTATCTCTTATAAATTTATAAACTATAGAAATTTATAAGAGATAGAAATTATAATTTATAAGAAATAGAAATTTATAAACTATAGAAATTTATAAGAGATAGAAATTTATAAGAAATAGAAATTTATAAAGTGTAATAATTTATAAGAGATAGAAATTAATAAAGTATAATAATTTGTAACAGATAGAAATTCATAAGTTATAGAAATTTATCTTTATACTATAAAAATATAAAGAAGAAAAAATAATTATTTATAATATACCATTAAAATTATTCATGTACAGTATCCCATAAATATAAAATTATATAATATTTAATACATAATGTTAATACTATATTTTACTTATTTATATTTTTATAGTATAAAGATAATTTTTTATAACTTATAAATTTTTATCTCTTACAAATTTCTATCTCTTATAAATTTCTATCTCTTATAAATTTTATATAACTTATAATTTCTATCTCTTACAAATTTCTATAGTTTATAATTTTCTATCTCTTATAAATTATTATAATTTATAAATTTCTGTAATTTATGAATTTCTATAGTTTATAATTTTCTAACTCTTATAATTTTCTATAACTTATAATTTTCTATAACTTACAATTTCTATAACTTACAATTTCTATAACTTACAATTTCTATAACTTACAATTTTTATAATTTATAATTTTCTAACTCTTATAATTTTCTATCTCTCATAGAAAATTATAAATTATAAAAATTGTAACTCATATAATTTTCTAACTCATATAATTTTCTATAACTTATAAATTTCTGTAATTTATAAATTTCTATAGTTTATAATTTTCTAACTCATATAATTTTCTAACTCATATAATTTTCTAACTCATATAATTTTCTATAACTTATAATTTTCTATAACTTACAATTTTTATAATTTATAATTTTCTATCTCTTACAAATTTTTATAATTTATAATTTTCTATCTCTTATAATTTTTATAATTTATAAATTTCTATAACTTATAATTTTCTAACTCTTACAATTTTTGTAAGTTATAAATTTTTCTAACTCTTATAAATTTTTATCTCTTATAAATTTCTACAACTTATAATTATTATAATTCTTATAAATTATGAAAATATCATATTAAAGGTATGGATGTAATTACATATAAATTTATAATTATAGGGTAGTATACATGGAATTAAATTTATATCAGCCAAAGAATTATAAATGTATATTTTTAGTAAACCTTACCAAAATAACTTCTTCAAGATAAATATTTTAATAAATTATATTTTCATGTATACCACCACATAATTATAAATTTATATGTAATTACATCCATACCTTTAATATGATATTTTCATAATTTATAAGAATTATAATAATTTGTAAAAGATAGAAATTTATAAACTATAAAAATTTGTAAGTTGTAGAAATTTATAAGAGTTAGAAATTATAAACTATAGAAATTATAAGAGTTAGAAATTATAAGTTATATAAAATTTATAAGAGATAGAAATTTATAAGAGATAGAAACTTATAAACTATAGAATTTTATAATAGTTATAAAATTACAAAGAAGTAAAATATAGTATTAATATTATGTATTAAATATTAGATAATTTTATATTCATGAGATACTCTACATGAATAATTTTTTTCGTGGTTGTGTTTTTTTCTTATGTATAGTATCCCATGAATATAAAATTATGTAATATTTAATACATAATATTAATACTATATTTACTTCTTTATAATATTTCATATTATGAATTCTCACACAAAGATAAATTTATAAACTATAATAATTTATAAGAGATAGAAATTTATAAGAGATAGAAATTTATAAGAGATAGAAATTTATAAGAGATAGAAATTATAAGAGTTAGAAAATTATAAACTATAAAATTATAAACTATAAAATTTATAAACTATAAAAATTCTAAGAGATAGAAATTATAAGAGTTAGAAAATTATAAACTATAAAATTATAAACTATAAAAATTCTAAGAGATAGAAATTTATAAACTATAAAAATTCTAAACTATAATAATTTATGGTGGATAGAAATTCTAATAGATAGAAATTTATAAACTATAGAATTTATAAGTTATAGAAAATTATAAGAGATAGAAATTTATAAACTATAGAAATTTATAAACTATAAAAATTATAAACTATAGAAATTATAAAAGATAGAAATTTATAAACTATAAAATTTATAAACTATAAAATTTATAAACTATAGAAATTATAAAAGATAGAAATTTATAAACTATAAATTTTATAAGTTATAGAAATTTATAAACTATAGAAATTATAAGAGATAGAAATTTATAAACTATAAAATTTATAAGTTATAGAAATTTATAAGATATAGAAATTTAGAAGAAATAGAAATTTATAAACTATAATAATTTAGATGAGATAGAAATTTATAAACTATAGAAATTTATAAACTATAATAATTTATAAACTATAATAATTTAGAAGAGATAGAAATTTATAAACTATAAAAATTCTAAGAGATAGAAATTTATAAATTATAAAATTTATAAGTTATAGAAAATTATAAACTATAGAAATTCTAAGAGATAGAAATTTATATTTAACAAATGATATTATACTTGTATTTAACAAATATAATATTGTAAACGATTATAAATTTGGTGAGCTTGTTGAATATTCTTCCCATTCTCCATCCAAATTTTTTACACATACGATTAATCCCTTAGACTCTGGTACAAAAGAAAATGCAACACCTTTTGGCCATTTCATTAATCTTTCCTCATTTGTCTCATTATTTATGATCTTAACATCAACATGTCTCCTAGGCAATTCCTTACATGGCACCACAATTTCATACATATCCCCATTATTCTTTAATTTTACTAACATGACACTACCAACTTCATTACTTAAAATATCATAATTAGGTTCATCATTAGTATCTTTACGTAATAATTTTAATAATTTAGACCGTACTTGATTTATAACAGGTACACCATAATTATTATAATAATTATATACTAGTAATACTACTACTAATAGTTTTTGAGTTAATTCTGGGTATTTTCTATTAAGAATATTATATAATTTATTGGCGAGATATAAAAAGGAGGCGGAGATAGAATTCCAATTCTTAGTTAATATATAATATGTAAAAAATAAATATGCTATGGTCGATAACATTTTTTATTTATGAAGAGATTCTTTTATGGTAAATGATATTGCTCCAATGGAATTTTTCCCATGCGCTCAAATTCAAGATATGCATTTGATAGTAAAACATTACCTGTAGGAACATACTTATGAGATAATAATTCTTCATCATTTAAACCACCACCATTAATTTCTAATAATAAAGGATCGTTAACTTCTCGTAAAGTTTCGTTTGGATATTGTAGATGGAACATCTCCTTTAATAATTTAATACATTCTGTGGTTTTAAACTTATCTGTCAGTGTATTATCTAAACATCTTTTAGATAGAAATAAAAAGACATGCTCATAACAACAAAACTCTCCAATAGTATAATATATATATAACCATTTACTAATATCTGAATTAAATCCTCCTACATTACCAGAATTAGCAGTTTCTTTATCTATGGTTATTTTATATAAAGGTATACCTATTCCATGATGATAATAATCATTTAGACATAATAAACATCTTCCAGATTTTGAAGTTCGAAGTTCGCCTTTGGTATTGCATTGAGCAAATGGTTTACAATCTGTATTAACATAATAACGGGGAGCTACGCCTGTTCCTATCCTTTCTCTTTTATTTGGATTTTCTAAAGAACTAATAATAGGTGTTGTTAAAAGGGTCTTATTTGTGGTAATATTAATGTTATCTTTAAAATAATCGCCAAGACGATATTTGTGCCAGCACTTAACAGGATCAACACTTCTTAAGGTTACTATCACAGATAATCGATTCATAATTTTTTACTTTACTTTTTTATAAATGCATTCAATTAATGAGATAGGATATTTGGAAGTTTTTGCCGGTCCCATGTTTTCAGGCAAAACTGATAACTTACTTAAAAAATGTAAAAATTTACACATACTATCCCACAAAAAATGTCTCTTCATTAATCATACCCATGATGTTCGCGATACAAAAAATGGACATTCATGTCATAATGATAATTGGAGTGCCTATAAGCTATTATCCTATGTTCAAAATCCTAATGATCCAGGAGTTTATGGTATTAAAACTAACTTCCTATCCAATATTGATGTCTCCAATTATAATGTTATTGGTATTGATGAAGGACAATTTTATCCGGACCTACTAGTTACTGTTAAATCTTGGCTTTTACAAAAAAAACATATATTCGTTTCCGGACTTGACGCAGATAGTAATATGGAACCTTTTGGCGAAGTATTAGATTTAATGAGAATTGCTGATAGATATAATAAATTATATTCCGATTGCGTAATATGTTGTAAAGATAATAAATTAAATCCAGCACCATTTACTATGAGAACTGTATCTGACAATAGTAAAGTTTTAATAGGAAATGAAGATAAATTTATACCTGTATGTCGTAAACATCATCCCATCTTCACCCTATCATAGTCATCATCCCATCTTCATCCTATTATATAATAGGAAATGAATATAAACTCCCAGTCATCATATTCTTTTACAATAATATGATATTTATTAATAGATGTTACACACTAAACATTTTATTATTTCATAATTTACCATATTAAAGATATCTATATTAACATTATCTCTTATAATATCCTCTACTATCATACTATACCCATTTTTTCTATCATAACTAATTAAATATATTCGATTATCATCTAAATATACAATATATCTTCTGCTCTTATTATTCTTAATATTATTGTAGATAAACTTAATATAATAGATACCATGTGCCTCTAATATAAATTTATTTATATCTGATATATGATATTTTGGAGATACAAATCTATCTGTATCATATCCCAATAAATATTGTATATAAAACATAATATTAGATTCTTTCCATTTTCTATCTATTTTAACAGTAGACATTCCATCTACATCACTTCCTATATTCACAATGTGAGATGGTTTTCTTTCTTTAATCCATTCTTCATATTTTTCTTTAAAAGCATCATTATTTACAAATTTTATCAAATTATGAATTAATACATTCAAGTTAATAGAACCAGAAATTGGTCTTTGTGATATTTTTACCTTCCATTCTAATAAATCTACCTTACCATATTTTTTCCCTATTATTTTATTTTTATTTAAGCTATATTCTATACTATAATTATGTACCATTGTTTCCATTCATATATAATAATTTTTATTATTTGTTTATATTAAAAGAATTATTTGGTAAAATGACATTATTTATTTATTATATAATAAATAAATAATATGGAAATAATTAGTGCATTTGGAGAATATTATGGAAGTTGTAAATATGAAAACTCCATATATTTTTATAAATCTATCTTTGATAGGTTTTGTCATTCTTATGAGATGTCTTATGAAAGTTTAGTAAAAGAATTAAACATAGGAATATCAGTAAAGGAATTATGTAAAGATTTTGAATTATTATATATTCCAACTCCATATAAGATTATAGAAAATAATAAACATGATCTAGGAGGAGAATATTCATTACTCACAGAATATATAAAGAATATGATACCATTACATAAAATTGTATCTTATGATGAGAGGAATATAGATATAAAATTATGTAAAGATAATTTTATGATTATTGAAAGTATAGCAAATTGTATAGAATATTTACATAATAAGAATATAGTACATGGAGATTTAAACTTCTCTAATATACAAATTTTTATTCCATCTCATGACATAAATAATAATATTATAGGAAAAGAATATAAAATAGTTATAATAGATTGGGAAAGTGGAAAAATATCTACTGATAACAATAATGATGATTGGATGCTATTATATTATATGTTTGATATTGTCGATACATCAACATATAATAAAAATACATTTTTAAAACATATTAAAGAAAAATGTGGGATTGAATAAAAAATGAAGTGGGAAAGTATTGTTAGTATGGTCACTACCAACCAGCAATTTCATAATGTGCTGCCATCTAGTATATTATTTTTCTTGTTAAATACATTTTCTGAAAGAGATACAGTATTAGTAGATATCTCTAATGGATTTATTATTCCATCATGTATATTGTCGTTTAGTACTTCGTCTCACCTTCGGTTTAGTGATGTTAGATGTTAAGCAATGCATACTTTGAAATAGTTGGCCAAGATTGGAAAAAGACGGAAGATAGATATAATTGGTTGGCATTAAGTACATCTTTATTATTTGGTATGGGTATGGTTTTTAGTTTATTATCACATCTATCTTGGTATATGAGAATAGTCGTTTATGTGTCCTCCGCATTTTCTCTTGCCTTATACATACATTTTTCAGTTAGTGTTAAACTAATAAAATCTAATAATGAATATACTTCGATTGTTAATAAATAAAAATACATTTTAAAATGGGCGACTGGAAAGATCTACTATTACTTATTACTAGCAATCAACAATATTTTTCCTTATTCTTAATGCAATATATTGTAATGATTCTGTATTAATTAATGTAGCAAATTTATTATTATGTGGATCGTTGTTATATTCGTTTTGCTTTGTCATGTTAACTAATTCATATTTTGAGAAGAATGATAATAATTATAAGATGATGGCAAATAAATATGGTTGGTTAGCATCACTTATATGTATTTTATTCTTTTTTGGGGCAAATTTAAGCTTGTTGGGAAATTTAAATAATATAATGCATATACCTATATATGGTATAGGATTACACTCCATATATTTATTTTATAATCATACAAAGGTTGTGAAGGAGAATTAAAGATTATATGAGTTGATTATAATTACTAACTAATTGAAATGGAAATGTTTTAAATATAAAAATAAAGGAGCATAAAGGAAAAACATGGAAGGGTGGAGAGATTTTTTATTGCTTATTACAACCAATCAACAATTTAATGGTATAATGCCAAGTACTGTATTATTTCTTCTTATTAATCTATTACATTCTAAAGATTCCCCATTAATTCATAGTTCCAATTTATTTTTATGTGGGTCATTAATATATTCATTTTGTTTAGCAATGTTAACTAATGCATATTTCGAGAAGAATGGTAATAATTACAGTGGTTTACTAGGTAAATATAATTGGTTGGCTTTGTTTACCTCTATTTTATTCTTTGTTGGGGCAAATCTTAGTTTAGTAGCGAATTTACATCCACTATTACACATGTCTATTTATGTAATGATTGTCCATGCCGTATATCTATATTATGACTTTAAGGTTTCCACTTCTAAGTTACAAAGGTCTGATGTTGGAGAGGACGAGAATGTGGCAAAGAAGGAGAATATTAAGATATCATTTTCTATAGTAGATTTAAAGTTTTTAAATGATAATGAAGTTGAAGATGATGGAGAAGAGGAACTTGAAGAGGAACGTGAAGACAGAGAAGAGGAAGTTGAAGAGAATGGAGAAGAGGAACTTGAAGATAGAGAAGAGGAAGTTGAAGAGGAAGTTGAAGAGGGACAAGAAGAAGTTGAAGATGGACAAGAGGAAGTTGAAGATGGACAAGCGGAAGTTGAAGATGGACAAGCGGAGGTCGGCGACGAAGAGTTACACGCAGACGCGGAGGACGCAGGTCATGATACATAATATCATATAAATTATAATTATATATAGATTATATAATTATCTTTATACATTATATAATTATCTTTATAGATTATATAATTGTCTTTATATATTATATAATTGTCTTTATATATTATATAATTATCTTTATAGATTATATAATAATTTATAGATTATATAATAATTTATACATTATATAATTGTCTTTATACATTATATAATTGTCTTTATAAATTATAGATTATACAATTATACTTTATAGATTATAGATTATAGATTATAGTTTATAAATTATATAATACTTTATAGATTATATAATTGTCTTTATACATTATATAATTGTCTTTATACATTATATAATTGTCTTTATAAATTATAAATTATAGATTATAGATTATACAATTATACTTTATAGATTATAGATTATAGATTATAGATTATATAATTATCTTTATAGATTATATAATTATCTTTATAGATTATATAATTATAGATTATAGATTATAGATTATATAATATACTTTACATATTAAATATCGTATCATATAATTTATAAATTATATGATACGATATTTAATATGTAAATTAGATTCCACCATGGACTTAAAAAATCTATTCAATGATGAAATTTTACTATATTGAAATTCATTATTATCAATATCCCCTTTCTTCCATATCTTAATTTTAGCTGAACTTATATCTATAGGATTTATATATACAAATTTTTCTACATCTATATCAACATCATATAAGATAACTTCATAATTATTATTAACATTAACTGTTGGAATTCCATCTATATATCCTTCTTCCATTTTTTACATTCTACTTTAATTTATTAATGTCAAATAGAATAAAGTATCATACATCATAGCAATTTATAAATTTTCATAAAATTACATCGTTAACATATAATTTTCCGGTGTGAAGAAATTGATATTATTATATATACTTTCATTGTCCAAAAAGATAGCAGAAATCAAATGGAAAGTTTTAGAGAATTCGTGAAGATAAATAATATGAAGATTGATCATTTCTACAATGATAATCATTATAATTACGATGATGCTTGTGACATAATTTCTAACGAACTATTAAGATTATTAAAAGAAAATCCAAAGTTAGGGAGAGAATATATTAATTTGGGATTATGTTTGCAATGGGAGGATGCAGAAGACGCATTACAATATTATATATCATCATCTCAAACAAATATAAAAGAAGATGACGATGATAGATGGAAAATTTGTCAATCCTGGTTACATACAGGATTCACCTATAATAAGAAAATTTTGGAACTACATGATATGTATATGATAGTAGCCCAAAAAAATGGATATAATAATATACTGGAAGAAGAAAAAAGACGATATTGGGATATATTAAATTAAATTGATAATATAAATTTTTTATTGTACATTACAAATGGAGGTAATATCAATAAATAAATATTGTAAAGGATTACAACAAATTTATGATGACAAGTTTATAATTTTTGGTTGGAAGAATGAGGAATGTTCATTAACTTGCAATACCAATGGGGCTCAACATAATATATATACAGGAAAAGAAATAGATGATGTACTAGATCTAATAATTGGAGACAGTAATTATATAATAGATTATACAGGTCTTGAAGTAGCAAAGACAGAATGTAAAATAGACAGTAATATTATAGAATTTATTGACAGTGATATGACAATAGTAGTAACAGGATATAAATATGCAGGTAATTCATATCAATTTTTTGATAATGATAAATATAATCTTATTAAAAGTCACATTATAAAATCATAATAATATAATTCCAATACTATATTCTAAATATATATTTAGAATATTTTAATGTTATCAATTATATTATATAATGGATAATATTTATGTGATATAATATTATATCATTGTTATCTTAGCTAGCATAATATAATATTATATAATGGATAATATAATAGATAATATTTATTTATTTATATAATATCATATCATCGTTATCTTAGCTAGCATAATATTATGTGATATAATATTATATCATCGTTATCTTAGCTAGCATAATATTATATAATATAATATCATCATTATCTTAGGTAGCATAATATTTATTTAGAGAATATCATATCAGCGTTATCTTTAGTGGTGGCTAATACATTGTAAAGTTCCCTAACGGTATCCAATAAAGGATAGGTTTCTAATAATTCATATACCTTATCTAAGTATGTATCCTTATTATTATTGGTTAATGAGACAATTCCTTCATCTCCACGTTTTATGTCAACATCTCTATCAACAGTAAAAGATTTGTTTTGGTATACAGTGAATAATATATGCTCATGAACATACATATAATAAAAGATTTCATCTTCATCTTCCTCTTTTTCAAAGCGAGCAAATGGATATTTTGCTAATATAGCAGCTTTGATAATATTCACTCCATTAATTATCTGTTCTTCCGATATGGTATCCGCATCTAAGGTGTTAACGAAGTTTTTCCATTGAGAATAGTGATTGTCTTGTTTGTTGGCCATTTTATATTTACTATAAGTTAGTATATAAAAATCAATTTTGATAGTGTGACCTGGCGGACATTTATATCCAATTTTATAAATATTACAAAAAGAGGATAGTTGTATAGTAATAAATGAATTAATAGAGTTTATGAATATTATAGAAGGAGAAGATATGGATAAGAAATTTAATAATGTATAATATTATAAAGATGGTAGATATACAAGATATCGTATTAGGAATAGTAAGTATAATATTAATAATAATAATAATAATATATATAATAGTGCAATCGAATAGGGGTAGTGGAGCGAATTTAAGTAGATGTCCGATAGGACAATGTGCAACAAATAGAACAACAGGAGTTAAAACATGTCCAAGTACAGATGATGAAGTAATAAATGGAATACAATATGATATATTAACAGACGTCTGCAACTCCCCCAATATATGTGATTCAATATCTACACCAAACGCAGTATTAAAAGATGGAGAGACAAATACGGCAGGAATATGTGATGTGGATAGATGTAGATGTATAAGCATAAATCAATGTGAAAATGGATTAGTTGTTCTTTTTAGATCATTATTTGATAACCCAGAAGGAGGATCAATTACCAATCAAAGAACAGGATTTATACAGCAAAGTTATTATGACAATTTTTATCAGGAAACAGTACCAAATACAGAAATAAGAATAACAGGGGAAAATATTCCTATACAATATACGAATGGAAGTGGAGATCTGTATTGTACATTGAGGCTAGAATGGCTATCTAGAACAATACCGGTTAATTGTGATTTATCGGGACTACAAACGAATACATTTGAAACCATAGAAAGATGTTTAAATACAAGACCGATATGTCAAACAGGAACACTTGCATATATTTCCGCAGAAGGTCAAACTGATATAACAATTAATAGACTAATAGGAGGAAGATACGGGTGCGTCGAAGGGACCATAGGAACATGTAATGGAAGTATTCCAGTTTATGATCAAGTTAATAATAAAATAATATGCAGACGCATTTAAAAAATGTCGTAGTAAGGAAAAGATGAATAGAAATTGCTGTTATACACCTTGTTGTCCAGTAATAGTTGGGCCTTCTGGCCTACCAGGAACAAACGGGAGTGGAATTATAACTGGCGCAGGTGCTCCAACTATACCAGGAACTCCGGGAGCAGTCTATGTTGATACCACAACCGGTAACGTCTACGTTTATGTTGGAACTACTTGGGTTCAAGTTGCAGGTCCAGGCAGTGCCACTGATGTCATTACCACCGGCGCTGGCGTTCCTCCACCTACCGCCACTTCTCCTCTATACCTTGACACTACTACTGGAACCTTATATGTCAATATCGGTGGAGTTTATACTATCTTAGCTCAACCTGGTGGTACCACTGATAATTTTGTTATTCGAGGTTTCGGTGCTCCTACTGGTGTTCCCCCTACTGGATCTGGTACTTTATATGTTAATCAAGAGAATGGTGACTTATATGTTTATGTACAATTATTAACTGGACCTACTCCCATGTTAACCGCTAAACTTCCAGTCACCAATCAAGTTAACCAATCACGACACAGACAGGTCCCCACTCAACAACCTAATAATGTATCTATCCTAAATGCTATGCGTGCATCTAACAATGTTCCTTCCAATACAAATGTTGCAAGACCTAATAGATTTACATCATTCGCATTAGTCAATGGATGGAATTTAATAGCCTCTCCCGCCGATGCCAGAGTATTATCCGGGACTACTGATCCCACTGTCACTCCCCCTGCTGGTGGCCCCTTCCAAGCTGGCACTTTCTACATAGATTATCTTACTAACACTTTATATATCTATAATGGTAGTGTTTGGACTCCAGTAAGTTCATCTACTGGTGGAGCTACTGTCACATCTGGTGCTGGTCTTCCAACTTCACTCACCCAACCTGTAGGAAGTTTATATACTGACACATTAACCAGTGAATTATATTACTTTAATGGTACTGCTTGGGTTCCTATTTCGAGTAGTACTGGAGGTGCCACCGTTACTGTTGGTGTTGGTGTTCCAACCATTACTGGTTTAGTTGGTGACTTATATATTGATAGTTCCACTGGAGATTTATATTACTATAATGGAACTAGTTGGGTATTGTTATCTTCCGGTGGTTCAACTGGTATAACTATTGGAACTGGAGCTCCCACTATCGCTGGTACCCTTGGACAACTATACGTCGATAGTTTAACTGGAGATTTATATTATTACAATGGTACTGCCTGGGTTCCTATCTCTAATACTGGAACTGCTGTTCAAATAGGTTCTGGACCACCAACTGGTACTGCTGCCGCCGGTAGTCTATACGTAGATGCTCTCACTAACGATTTATATTATTCTACTGGAACCTCATGGGTATTACTATCTTCTGGAACAAATCCTCCACCTTTACAAATAGGCGCAGGTGTACCCACTACCCCTGGTGCTACCGGTGACTTATATGTCGATAGTTTAACAAATATCTTATATTACTACAACGGAGTTGCTTGGGTCCCCATTTCCGGAGGTGGCGTAACTACTGGAACCACCGATCCCACTGTCACTCCCCCTGTTGGTACCTTCGTCGCTGGTGATTTATACTTGAATACTACCACTGGATTACTATATGCTTATAATGGTACTGCTTGGGTCTTAGTATCAGGATCAGGATCATCTGGTGTAACTACTGGTACCACTGACCCTACAGTCACTCCCCCTGCTGGTACTTTCGTTGCTGGTGACTTATACTTGAACACTACCACTGGACTACTATATGCTTATAATGGTACTGCTTGGGTATTAGCATCAGCTCCTGGTGTGGTTACTGGAACTACTGATCCTACTGTCACTCCTCCTGTTGGTACCTTCGTCGCTGGTGACTTATACTTAGATACTACCACTGGATTACTATATGCTTACAATGGTACTGCTTGGGCTCCTGTAGCAGGTGCTTCAACAGGCACTACCGTAACTTCCGGTGCTGGAGTTCCTACTTCTACAACTCAACCCGCTGGTAGTTTATACACCGACACTACAACTAACATTCTATATTATTATAATGGAACTGTTTGGGTTCCTATTAATACAGGCTCTGTCTTGACAGGTGCTGCTGATCCTACAGTTACTCCCCCTGTTGGTACCTTCGTTGCCGGTCAATTATACTTAGATACGACAACTAATGACTTATATGTGTATAATGGAACTGCTTGGGTTCCTGTCGTTGCTGGATCATCTACCGGCGTGTTAGTAGGATTATCTGATCCCAACGTCTTACCTCCTCCTGGTGGTCCATTTGCTACCGGTACTTTATACATTGATACCTTAACAAACGTTTTATACTATTACAATGGAACTACTTGGATTGTCCTAAATGGTGGTGCTGGTGGTGCTGCTGTCGGCGCTGGAGTTCCAACCGTTGCTGGTACTACTGGAGATTTATATGTTGATAGTCTCACCGGAAACTTATATTATTATAATGGTGTCGCCTGGGTCCCAATAACTACCGTCGGTAGCACCGTTCTTGTTGGTGTTGATAATCCTAACGTTGTACCACCTACTGCCACACCTGTTGCTGGTGATTTGTATCTAAATACTGCTGCAGGTTTATTATACACATACAATGGAACTACTTGGATAACTGTTTCTGGTGCTGGATCTGATGTATGGACCGGTGCTGGTGCTCCTACTGTAGTTACCTTACCTGCCACACCAACAAATGGACAATTATATGTTGATACATTGACTAATACTCTATATTACTATAATGGAACAACTGCCACATGGATTGTTCTTACTACTCCTCCCGCCGCTGTTACTTTAAATGCTGGAACTGCAGCACCTTCTGGAACTGCTACCGCTGGAAGTCTATATGTACAACAAACCCCATCTGGAACTGATGTATCATCTAATGTGTTTACATCTAACGGTACCACTTGGGATCCGTTAGCCCTTGTTCCTATCGGTGGTATTATTTTATACCCTGGTAATTTAACTGATCCAGTACCTGATAATTTCGTAGTTATAGATGCATCAGTAACTCCTGCTGCCTTCCCAGTATTATTCGGTGTCTTAAACGCCTTAGGAATCCCAATTACTACATTACCTTTATTGAACGTTATTGGTACCATCATAACTGGAACTCGCTATATCATTAGATACCAATAAATTCATTAAATCATTATATTATATATTATAATATAATTATCTTCATAGAATTCCATGTGTTCCTATACATCTTCATAATATTGCATACAATTAATTACATAATGTTAATATTATATTTTATAAAAGAATATTATAATATAATATAAATACAATAATAAAGTTATAATGTTAACATTTAAACCTTTTATTAATATGTTTACTTATTTATATAATTATAATGGTAGTAATAATGATATAATATTACCTAATGAAATTATTTTACATATTTTATCATTTATACCCCCAAATAATAGGATATTATTATCCACCATCAATAAATCCATACATAATACTATTATAGATAATATTCATGAATTACCAGAAAATATGTATAAAAAGTTATCAACGTTGAATTATATACCATTAAAATCTTTACGTACATTTATAGTATCATTTAAAACACAAGAATCACATTTAACATCTTTACCATTAACAGAATTAATAATAGATGAAGGAATGTTTATAAATGATAGTACCATAGATAAACTTACCTCTCTAAGAAAATTAGAAATTAATGGAACACATAACTTAACTAAAAATTGCTTAAAGTCCAATATAACATCATTAACAGTCAATAGTTTATTTAGTAAAACCCCATTAGAATTTATAAGTACCCTCACTCATCTCCGAGAATTAAGATTATTACACGATGTTGTTTATTCAACTTCATTGTTACCATTACAATTAGACTTCTGTTATGTTAGATTCAAAATCTAATTACCTACAACTGACATTTTATTTAATATATATTCCAAAATAGGAACAAGCAAAATGGAATTATACTTAAACGAACGAATGGAATCTGTTAATCACGATGAAAGAACAAATATTTATCTATACAAAAATGTCGCTGTCTTTGCTAAAGATGCATTGGATCTTTTAGGAAAGATCACTCAAGTAGATAAGGGGGCTTTAAGTATGTTAGAAGATTACATGAAAAGAATGGAGGGTGAAATGGATAAAAACTTAGAAGATTGGGCTATCAAGGAATTACAACTTGAGAAGGTTGATCTTGTTCCATCTATTGATTATTTAGGAGGAAATGATATGGTACAAAATGAATTCTACAATGATCTAGTAGACGTAGTATTAAATACCGATGTAGGTACAGGAGAACCTTTTGTCTGTAAATTAAACGATAACTTTATGGTTTTTGAAGACACACATGAATTCTCCTTGGCCTTATGCAATTATTTGTTAGAATTAGGTGGTAGTATGGATGATGTTACCTCAATGGTGGACGTAACCGAAAGATTGCATGAAAAAGATGTCAAATTATTGTTACATCCTGTCTATTAAATTTAATACTGTAATTATTATATATCCTATTTACAATAGGATATTTATGAAATAAAATTGATTATTTATTATAATTTGTGATAAATATGAGATAGCATAAGAATGTTTGCGTTAATATACGGTGCATATTATAATACGAATCAAAAATTCGATAATACAAATATCAATTCATATAATGAATTGGTCGGATATGGTTCTAATGATATTATAAATGAATATTATAATTTATATCCAGAAAAGAAAGAGGAATATAATAGAAAACAAAGAATATTTGAAGAAGATGAAAGAAGAAAATATATGGAACAATTAGAAATTGAGCAAAAGGAGTTACAAAGATTAGAAGAGGAAAACTACAAAGATAAAAGAATATCCAACGTCACAGATATTATGAAACTTTATTTTAAATAATATTGTTATAATATTATAGTCTATAATATAATTTAAAATTATATTATAAATACATAATTTGTATAAAAAGAATATGTTTACTAATTATAAATAAGTTTCTGTAATCGATGGATTACAATAATTAATTTATAATTCATTAATATTACAAAATGTTTAATAAAGGGTAGATATGATAGAAATGATAATAAATTCCTTAAATAATGATAAGAAATTAACATTACAATGCAGTGGATGCGTTTGGTACGTTATATAACCAAATTTATAAATATAAAATAACATAAAAATATATAAAGAATTAAATTCTTTATATAATAATATAGGAAATAACATAAAATATATTATTTAGGTACGTTATATGTATAACAATTATATAATAATATAAAAAATAATATATGAAGATGATTATAAAAAATAATTATAATGTTAAAGGATATAATGGGAAATGAAATATGTTCTAGAACATTATATAATGTTCCTACATACTATGCAATAGTTAATGCTATAACTGGAAATGATCAAACTGGAGAACTTAGAATATCGGATCCACGACAATATGTTAACGCGAGACCATTTAGAACTATACAGGCAGCAAATGCCGCAATTGACAGGGCCAGAGGGTTAGATACGAGAGTGGGACAGATTATATTACAAACGGATGTAAATGTAAATGGACCTCTTACTCTTACAGAATTTTTATTTTTAAGATCTGGGGATGCTGTTGGTACTCTTAATCTTGGAATAATTAATGAACTAAGGGTTACTGGAAAATTACAATTTGGTAAAGATACAAGATTAGAAGCTATAAATATAACTGCCGGTTCTATAGTTCAAAATGGTATTGGTTGTGGCGCTCGCATAACTATTAATGGTATAGATATTAGAGGAGATAAATGTACTACTACAACTACCACTACTAGTAATATTGATACAGATGAGGCATTTTATACTGTAATAGATGGAGGGTTATCATTAAATAATAGTACAATAGAAGCAAATAGTAAGATATTGATAAAATCTGAAAAATCTCAAATTAATATAAAAGATAGTATTATTATAGATGTTGGAGAAAAATGTTTTAAATTAAATAATTCAAATATGAATTTAAATAGATGTAATATAAAGTTTGAAGGAGATGAATTTTTGGAGGAGACAAATTCCAAGAGTAACATATTATTCTGTAATGTTACCATAGATGGAGATGATGTAATATTGAATGATATAGATTCTTCCTCTAAGGCTAAATATGAAAATTCATTTATAAATATAAATGCTAAGGAAGCTAAAGATATTGTTGATGGAAATAAAGTTGTATACGAAAATGATAATTTTTCAGGAAATGCGAAGGGAATATTGAAGAAATCTACAGCTGAATATAATGGAATTTTTAATTCGGCGTTAGTGAGTTCTGCATCTCAGAGTATTATAAGAGGAGCAAAAATTTATAAAGTTAAGGATGAGGATCAATTATTAATATTTAAAGATAGTGAGAATTTGAAGGTTTCTTTACCTATAGATACAATTGATGGTCGAGCATTAACATTAAAATTTATAAAAGTAGCGAATAGGAAAATATCAGGAAAATTTGATAGAGATGATATACCAAAGATTAATGAATATAATATTTTAAATTTGAACTATTTGGATGGTGTATGGTACGTTGTATAACCATCTATATTTTGTTATATAACTATAAGATAATTATATAATCTATTATAATCTATAAGATAATTATAATGTATAAAGATAATTATATAATCTATAAGATAATTATATAATCTATTATAATCTATAAGATAATTATAATGTATAAAGATAATTATATAATCTATAAGATAATTATATAACTATAAGATAATTATATAATCTATTATAATCTTATAATCTATAAGATAATTATAATGTATAAAGATAATTATATAATCTATAAGATAATTATATAACTATAAGATAATTATATAATCTATAAGATAATTATATAATCTATAATATATAAGTTATTATATAATCTATAAAGATAATTATATAATCTATAAGATAATTATATAATCTATAAGATAATTATATAATCTATAAAGTATAATCTATAAGTTATTATATAATCTATAATCTATAAAGTATAATCTATAAGTTATTATATAATCTATAATCTATAAAGTATAATCTATAATCTATAATCTATAATCTATAAAGATAATTATAGAATTATATAAAGTATAAAGTATAATTCTATAAACTATAAAGTATAAAGTATAAAGTATAATCTATAATCTATAATCTATAAAGTATAATCTATAGAGTATAATCTATAAGTAATTATAATCTATAAAGATAAATTATAATGTATAAGATAATTATATGACTATCCACATTAAGGTGGACGTAAGTTATACAAAAGACTCAACTACTGACAGTTAAGATAATTATACTATTAATAGAACAACATTCTCCCTGGGTATCAATAATTTTTGTTATAAAATTATTATAAACTAACAGGGATAAAGATAAAAAAATTTTTTGTGTCAGCGAATTATTTTATAAAACCACCAACAGGGCAACATTCTCCCTAGATATCAATAATTTTTATAATAAAGTAACAGGGATAAAGATAAAAAAATTTTTTGTGTCAGTGGATTATTTTATAAAATCACTAACAGGGCAACATTCTCCCTATGTATCAATAATTTTTGTTATAAAATTATTATAAACTAATAGGGACAAATATAAAAAAAATTTTTTTATAAAATCATTAACAGGGCAACATTCTCCCTAGGTAGTAATAATTTTTATAATAAAGTTATTATAAATTCATGGGACAACCAGGACAACATTCTTCCCAAGTAGCAATAATTTTAATAATTCTTTAAATTTCAACAATAGTAACAAATATTTCCTAAATGCTAATATTGATAATTATGTTTTTGTATAATTATAGTCGACGTAGTGTATCATGTATCGTCATCTATCTCATAATATTATGAAGACAGATTTGGTATGTTAATCGTACAGGTTAAGTGCGTACATCTTTTATATTTATTTCATAAAGTTAATGTAGGAAAGATATTGAACGTAAGAAATACGGAAGAAACAATGTTAGGCGCGAACGCATAGGGTATAACACCAAGAAACTTCATGGTATCTCATAGACAATAATCGAAATCCAAAGAGGAATGAAACAAGATAGAAAGGATGTGAACACACTCTCCTCATTATATTCCACAATATCCCTTTAAGGGATTTCATTTTTCTCGTTATTATATTTTATATAAACTGTAATTTACTATACAGATATTAATATCAAAAATTATATAACTAGAAAATTATATAACTAAGATAACTAAAATATTATATAACTATAAGATAATTATAATCTATAAGATAATTATATAACTAAAATAATTATATAACTATAAGATAATTATAATCTATAAGATAATTATAATCTATAAGATAATTATATAATCTATAAGATAATTATATAACTAAGATAATTATATAATTAAGATAAATAAGATAACTAGAATATTATATAAATAAGATAATTATATACTCTATAAGATAATTATAATCTATAAGATAATTATATAACTAAGATAACTAAGATAACTAGAATATTATATAACTAAGATAACTAAAATATTATATAACTAAGATAATTATATAACTAAGATAATTATATAACTAAGATAATTATATAACTAAGATAACTAAGATAATTATATAACTAAGATAACTAAGATAATTATATAACTATAAGATAATTATATAACTAAGATAACTAAAATAAATAAGATGAGTAAGATATTATATAATTTGGATATTATATAATTGTATGATATCTTATAGCGACATCGATGTTGAGAATGCATTAAATCCACAATAAGTAGTAACATATTCTGGATAATTGCAAAATCTCATTCTATCTGTATCTTCTGAATGGGATCCAATTTGAGCCACTAAATAATTACCTAAATTATTGTTACTATCATATGTAGCATCCGCCAACAACGATTTACAATTGGTTGCTGCAATATCACACCATGCATCAGCATTTACAGCACTAGCAACCACCGTAAATGATCTCACACATGTATCATATTGAGCTAATATATTCATCAATGGAGTATATGGTTTACAACCAGCATTCGATCTACTAACACATTTACATTGTTGACATACTGCACCAGCATACAAACAATCACTATCATCGTCACAAGTACCAGCAACTGGAACGCTGCATCTTCCATAATAATTACTAGGATTTGTATCAATCCTATAACAGGCACGACTAGTATTTGCACAAACTGTCACTCCAAGAATTGTACCTAAGGAATCAGCAGGCCAATAACATGTATCTGTCCCAAAATTTACATCCGTCGGACATTTACATTGTCCACTTCTACATCTATCCGAAGGTCTACATTGACTATCCGAAGTACATGATCCTCCAGATGGCACTCGACAATTCCATGTAAGTCCTGATTCCTTATAACAATCTTGCCCACTTGGACATGATCTTAAAGTTGATGCACATTCACCATAATAACTTCCTGAAAATTTTCTGCAATATCCATATGGTGTATATGCTTGACAATCTGTTGTATATATACAACTATTTTCTAATAATTCTATATATGGACAGAGATTTTGGCAGTAGGATACTGTTATAACAGCAAATATTAACAATATCCACTTCATTTTAAATTATTCACACCCATAAATTTCTTATTCATTTTCTTTTAACCAAGTTTTATTTTAATAATAATATCAAAATACATATATTAATTTTATACATTAGGATTATGAATAATTTCATCTTTAGTTAACACGTAGATTGGGACATTCTTTTCTGTTAATTTGACACAAAAATCTACATCCTCTCCTTCACAAAACATACCATTTGCTGCTAAATGTCTGTAAGAAAGTTCATAATTAAGGATAGAATTATGAAGTGAGGAAAATCCTAATCCTACTAGAGCAACCTTAGTTAATTCCACATCATTATGTACTTTATCTTTTTCCAATTCCTCTAACTTATAAACTTTGTCATCTTTGTACAAAATTGGAACCATATCTCCATATAATGGTTTTGTCCATACTAATTTATATGCACCAGCTACTAATGGATGTTCCTCATCACAACATTTTGTTAATTTTTGGAATTGATCCTTTGTTGGCATCATATCTGAATCTATAAATACCAACTTTTCATACTTATTATCCATTGCATACTTCTTAATAATATTTCTCTTATCGGCTATACGTTCAATATTATGTCTTTTGCCTTCTATTTCATAATGTTCTACCGTTTCACATTTTACCTTTGGAAAAGAGGAAGATAATAGTTGTTGTACTTTTTCATCTGATTTTCTACATATAACAAGACAATCTTTATCGAAGGTGGAGATAACGGTAAGTAATGATTGGAGAGAATTAACGTCTCGGTCAATGGTTGGAATTCCAATTAATATATCTTTATTGTCAGTTTCCATTTATATTTTATAATATAAATTTATTTATTTATTGAATTAACTGAGTAATTGAATACCAATATAAGTTAATTGCAATAATTTCTAATATCCAATTACTAAGTTTAACATTGACTATCACTAATAAGTCCGATATAAAAAATATAATATATCCCAACTTTCCTGTCTCCAATACCTTCCATAATATTATACATACATATATTATTGCATCTATTTCATTCACTTTATTAATATTGATATATATCATTTTATACATACAAAATATAATAAATATTAATAACATAATATAAGATGACAAAGTGGGAGGAAATGAATATGAAAAGTGTCCTATGGAAAAAGAAATAATTCCTAGAAGAAATGGATAATTATGGTCAAAAAGGAGAAAAATATCACCTAGAAGAAACAATAATAAATAATATGAAGGATAATAATAAAGATAGAGGAGTAAAGGTAAGGGTTTTAAGATGTAACGAAATGGAAGAATTCTATAATATCCCCAAAGTATGGAATAAAAAATACAAATAGATAAATATATTAAATTATATGAAGACATTTTTATAATAGAAGAATATAAAGAAGATCATTTAGAATGTTATAGAATATAAATTATGAATAGAGAGGATGGTACACACATTATATAACTGACAAAAAAATAAATATTTCTATTTTTAATAAAAGGAAGGAAGAATATTGTAATAAATAGATGAGTTTTGGGATGAAATTATGTAAGACAATTGTGGAAAAGTTAGGGTATGAGTTTGTGAATTTAGAGGAGATGGAACAAACAACCAGATATATGGCAATAGTAAAAATTAGACATAAAGAAAAATTATATTTATTGAAGATATCGGATGATAGAAATATTATGATGGAGTATCAATTATTGAAAAATTTAAAATTACCAAATATTATAAGATCTAAAATAACTCATATTATAAATATTAAGGAACGATATAAAGTAAATTATAAGGATAAATGGTCCTATGATATGGATTATGATCTATCACATAAACGGGAAGTTAAGTCTAAAGATATCAAGAAGGAAGTTAAGACTAAAGAGAAGAGGAAAGATAAGAAGGACAAGAGGAAAGATAAGAAGGACAAGAGGAAGGATGAAGATGAGGAGGGGAGCAAAAGTGAAAGTAAGAGTGAAGGAACTAGTTATACGAAAAATTATTATGCATTAGTATATCCATATGCAGAATATAAACAATTACATCAAGTAGATGAGGATCAAATATGTAAATACTTATGTAGAACATTAATATGTTTATCTAGATTACATGAGAAGGGATATCAACATAATAATGTTAGAACCAGTAATATATGGATAGTTGGAGAGGAAGTATATTTAGCAGATATGGAATATATGAGTGATTATGAAGTAACCGATTGTAGTGATGAATATGATGCTATACTTTCCGCATATTGTGCTTATCATAAGGAACCAACCGCATTAATTAAACATACAATATTAAAACATAGAAATTTTAATAAATTAGAAGAAATATTGAAGAAGGTCTTTGGATATGGAATTAGTGAGCTAAGGAAGAATTTACTTCCAGATAAAGTTCAATCTTTAATTGAAGCATTACAAATTGATCATAAGATTGATACACCTAGATCTATGGACTCTATGGGAATGAGTATCACTCCAAGTAGGGAACGCTCATTCCTTAAAATATCAGACACCTTCTAAATTTTACATGTTATAATATAATTATTATTATATTATATATAATATTATAAATAATAAGATATTATATGAGACATTATAGATTATATATAATAGGATATTATATTAGACATTATAGATTATATATAATAGGATATTATATTAGACATTATAGATTATATATAATATGGTATTAAATGTACGTAGAAAATATAGAAAAATGATAGATTGAGGTGAGGACGATGATGTGAAAAATAAATGTCCTCACCTCAATCTATCATTTTTCACAACTTCGTCTTTTTTATATGATTTTATAAGATAACTACTTGTAGATTATATCGTAACTATATGATCGCATTAATGTTATAATAAAGAACTAATTATAAACATACGACATTGGATGACCTAATCTCGTCATCCAAGGATCATTTATTTCTACTATAAATAATCCATCCTCATATATAGAATTCTCTATCTTATTTGGTATATGAACAACATCCATTACATAATTCTCATATGGCGTAAAGGAATCCATCAATAAATTTTCATGAAAGGATTTTATCATATTAATCACAGTCTTATCTATATCAATAGTACCACTAAAATAATTTTCTATATGACATAACTTATCTTTAATTATAACTAATCTATATTCTTTATAATCTTTTACATCCTTCCAATATTCTCTAAACATTATCTTATGATCATAATTACATAATAATGTATTTCTTGTCCTCTCACTTTCCATTATCACTTTATATGCATCCTTAACTGTATATATGGGCTCTCTATATTTAGGAGACACACTATTCAATCTTACGAAGTATGGGTTGTATGGTATATTTTGTGACTCCATTAAGTCTATGTTATAAGGAAGAAAGAATGATTTCATGGTAAAGTATTTATCATCTTCCGACATTTCTTCCAATAATGGATACCAAACGTCAGAATGATATTTACTATACATTTGGCATCTATATTCTTCTGGATCTGTCATACAAACATCTTTCCATTGATAATTGTTGATAATAGGTAATATATTACATCCAAAGGCTAACCATGGATCAGGTATTACAGGATTTAATTCCACCTCATCCATTAATTGAACTTTATAATCTCTTACATAAATATTTATAAAGTTCAATTAATGGATATATAAATTTCTTATTTATATATCCAGATATCTTATACTATATGTTAAAACATGAAAAAGTTAAGAAATTATTATCACCAATTAATATGGAATATTTTTTACTATCGGTTACCTATGATAAATACTTATCGGAATCATATAAGACACCATTTAAACTAAAGATATCATTTATGTTACATTCAAATTACTTTCCTCATTATGATATTATTAAAGATGTTTTAAAATATGAAGAGGGTAAAATATCCCTTTATAATGATGTAGATATTGATTATAAATTTATAAAGAGGTTAGGGAAAATACCGATAACCATATTTTATGATATAATATGCCATATGCAAATTAATTTTAATCAATGTAATTATTTACGTATAATATGCTATTACAAAGAATTATATAATTATTTATTAATAAAGGATAATAAGAATGACATTAACAATATACTTACAAAATTTCAGCATATCACATCAGAGTTAGAGATTAGATTAATATGGTTATATATAAAGCAATTAAGAAATTTATATAAGAAGGGTAAACCTCGTAAAATAATTGAATTTATTGCAAAATATTTCAAAGGGGAATATAATGCCCACAAAGTTATCTAGATTATTACTATATTATAATCTTCGTTAAGGTTATTAAAGGAAGGATTGAATGGAGACGAAATTAGATAATTGGAGGATATAAATAATACGTTTCGGTTTATTGGATGAATAGTTAGATTAGTACAATGTCATTAACATACAAGTCATGTTGGAAAGTATTATAATAAATTATTTAATGTGGAGGATAAAACTGAAAAGAAAATAATATAAGAAGAACAAATGTAAATGGAGGATATAACGATTGCAATAATAGGGACTGCTGGAAGAAAAGAAGATGAAGCCAAGATGACCAAAGAAATATATGAGAAAATGATATATGCAGTTAAATATATAATAATTGCTCACTTCAGGTTGGATATTTCGAAGGTTACGTTAGTTAGTGGTGGAGCGGCCTGGGCCGATCATATAGCAGTTAATCTTTACAATCATGGTTATGTTAAGGATTTGATATTACATTTACCATGTGTATGGAATAATGGAAAATATTTGGATACGGGTAGTAGAGATTGGAGGGTTAACCCAGGGAAGACATCAAACTTCTATCATGAACAATTTAGTGGGAAAGTTGGAGTTAATACCTTAAATGAGATTGAGAATGCTAAGGTTAAAGGATGTAAGTTGATAATGGATAGTAAGGGGTTCCATAATAGGAATAATGAGGTGGCTAAGGCATCATATATGATAGCATTAACATGGGGTGAAGGATCGGAGCCTAAGGATGGAGGTACATTACATACATGGAAGTTATGTAATGGAAATAAGATACATTTACCATTATCGCAAGTTGCACAGATTGTTATGCCAGTTTTAATTCAATAAATGATTATAATGTCATAATATTATGTTAGATTATAGCTGTATTATACAACTATAATTATCTTGTATAACTTATTATCTTATATAACTTATTATATAATGTATAATCTATTATATAATGTATAATCTATAAAGATAATTATATAATCTATAAGTTATTATATAATATATTATATAATATATTATATAATCTATAAGTTATTATATAATCTATAACTATTATATAACCCATAAGTTGTTATATAATGTATAAGTTATTATATAATCTATAACTATTATCTATTATCTATTATCTGTTATATAATCTATAATCTATTATATAATGTATAATCCACAAGAGGAGAAGAGAATGCATACAATATCAACACGTCGATAATTTTAGTACTACGTTATATATATATATTAATATTTAAATTAATATATAATTGATTAAGAGAAAGATAAGAATATTTTTAAAGAGGACAAGTTATTAAAAATATTTTAGAATGATGAGTTATAAAAATATTTTAGAATGATGAGTTATAAAAATATTTTAGAATGATGGGTTATAAAATTATTTTGAGATGACACGTTATAAAAATATTTTAAAGATGACAAGTTATAAAAAAATTTTAGAATGATGAGTTATAAAATTATTTTTGAAGAGGGCAAGTTACAAAAAATATTTTTGAAGAGGATAAGTTATAAAAATATTTTTTGAGATGATAAGAAGCAAGGATAAGTTATGAAACAACATTTATCTCCATCTTCGTGTTGCTGTTTTTGTTAAAAATAAAACATATATGATAATAAAAATAGACCCCACTTTGTGGTATAACAGTTTACTATTATGTTATATCCATTATTAAGTATATGTTGTGGGATAATTTGGTAGTAGATATTACATTAATATAAAAGGAGATGTACACTCTCTCCTTCTTATTTAAGAAAAATATTTTTTTATGTCATTATTTTAAATTTTATAGAATATAATCTCTTAAAAAAATATTTTGTCTAAATAAGAAGAAGACAACACAGTACCTTTGTTTTATATTATATTAATAATTACTAACTATTAAAACGTTAGTGTGAAATGTTTAAAATTAATAAAATGTTAAAATATATAATATTATAGTATTAAATATATCATAACTATTAAGTATAACTCATATATAATTTGTTGATGATATTAATGTTAATATAGTTCACTATTATCTTAGTTTGTCCTCTTTTCTTTTGATAAAAATAAAAAGTAATGTGTAAGGAGAGAATAAGGTGAAGATTTTAATGAGGTCATAAAATATTTTATAACTTGTCATCTTCAAAAATATTTTATGACTTATCGTTTTCAAAAATTATTCCAATAAGTTGTCCTCTCCAAAAATATTTTTATAACTTGTCATCTCAAAATATTTTTATAACTTGTCATCTCAAAATATTTTTATAACTTCATCACCTTCAAAAAATATTTTTATAACTTCATCTTCAAAAAATATTTTTATAACTTGTCATCTCAAATATTTTTATGGCTTCATCTTCAAAAAATATTTTTATAACTTGTCATCTTAAAATATTTTTATAACTTGTCATCTCAAATATTTTTATAACTTGTCATCTTAAAATATTTTTATAACTTGTCATCTCAAAATATTTTTATAACTTCATCATCTATCTCGCTTCGCTATCTCGCCTGCGGCTCTGCAAGAGGAAGATAAAAATATTTTTATAACTTGTCATCCATTCATCCAAATATATTAATTTGTAATTAATATATGTATTTCAATGCCAAATCGTATCATATTCTTATTTATTGTAGGTAGTTTGTACATTATCGTTTCCATTTTCTTTTATTATATATATATATATATAGTTTATAAGTTATTATATATATATTATATAATGAGACCAACAAGAAGATAACATTAGTTATGTAACATAATATAAATATAATATAAATATATTATATTTTGGCATTGAAATACATATATTAATTACAAATTAATATATTTTAAATAAACTCAGCAAAGTATTGTAAGATATTATATTATAATCTATAACATTATAATATGACATAATATAATTTCTATAACTTACATTCTTTATAATATCTTATAACTACATTTAACACGCAATAGAAAAAATAAAGTTATTGTCGTTGTAAATGTCTTATAATCCTCTTATATAACTTTATAATCCTCTTATAATAACTTATAATCCTCTTATATAACTTTATAATCCTCTTATAATAACTTTATAATCCTCTTATAATAACTTATAATCGTCTTATAATCCTCTTATATAACTTTATAATCCTCTTATATAACTTTATAATCCTCTTATAATAACTTATTATCTTTTTATAATAACTTATAATCGTCTTATAATAACTTATAATCCTCTTATATAACTTTATAATCCTATTATAATAACTTATAATCTTCTTATAATGTCTTATAATATTTTTATATAACTTATAATCTTCTTATAATCTTCTTATAATGTCTTATAATATTTTTATATAACTTTATAATCCTCTTATATAACTTTATAATAACTTATATAACTTTATAATCCTCTCGTAGTTGTGTTTATAATTTTATAATATCTTATAATCCTCTTATAGTTTCTCATGATGCCTCCTAATTTCTAATTTCTTACAATTACTTTTTTTAACTTCATAATCCTCTTATAATCTCGTATAATACCTTGTGATCATATTTTATAACTTTGCATAATGATACTAAACTTTGCTTTATCATTTATAATAATTAAAAATTAGAAAACAAAAAGGATACTAATAAGGGTGGTGTAATTATGTATAAAATCAATCTGATGAGGTGGTACACACGAAGTAAAATTGTAAGTTTGTATGTTAACTAGTATGAATAATAATTTAATGTTAACTAGCATGAATAAGTAATTGTTAATTATTATTATTCATGCTAGTTAACATACAAACTTACAATTTTACTTCGTGTGTACCACCTCATCAGATTGATTTTATACATAATTACACCACCCTTATTAGTATCCTTTTTGTTTTCTAATTTTTAATTATTATAAATTAAAAGTTGTAAGATATGATCACAAGGTATTATACGAGATTATAAGAGGATTATAAGTTATTATAAGAGGATCATAAGTTATTATAAGTTATTATACGAGGATTATAAGTTATTATACGAGGATCATAAGATATTATAAGAGGATCATAAGATATTATAAGAGGATCATAAGATATTATAAGTTATAATAGGTTATTATAAGAGGATTATGAAGTTATTATAAGTTATAATAGGTTATTATGAGTTATTGTAAGTTATTATAAAAGGATTATAAGAGGATTATAGGAAGATAATAAGTTATTATAAGAGGATTATAAGTTATTATAAGAGGATTATAAGTTATTATAAGAGGATTATAAGAAGGTTATAAGAGATTATAAAAAGGGACTTATAAGAAAATAATAAGTTATTATAAGAAGATAATAACTTTATCTTTATAATAAGACAAAAAATATTAATATTATGAATATAAATTTATATTGATAAGATATAGATTGCACAATTTATAAAAGTTTAGTGTATAATAACTATTTTATACACTAAACTTTACTATAATTTATAATTTTATATTAATAAATTATTAACTATACATATTATGGTATATAATAATATACAGTTATTAAAATTCTCCTAATAAAATGATTTATTATATTTTTATATAATAAAACAAAAGAGATATAAGAAAAGGTATTATATAAAGAATAGTTTATATAGATCAAAAATCGTTTGTGAAGTATTTATGGAATATTGTTTAGCTGTGACGTCCAGTTAGGTGATAGGAAGTAATTATGGAGTGAACGTCAGAATGTAAAGTTAGATATGTAGAGATCATCCCAGTTTCGAGACGTCCGATTGGAGGGGTTTTACTATCTTCTTTCTTCTGTACCGTTTCTGATCTAATATATCTCTTAGATACAAAATCTTATGTATTAATATGTATATAACTTTATTTTTATTACTAAATTTAATCTTCCTCCTGTTTTCCATTGTTCCTTCATGCACCATAACTAATTTTATACCATATTCATCGGAAAACAGGGGAAGTGTGCCCATACACCAACGTTATTTTTTACCATCCAAATTTTGTATATAATCCCATATTAACTTCCATCCATACCCACCATACCAATAATCGATTATCCCAGCAATGCATAACCCATCCTTTATATACATCATATGAATGTATATTAAATTTTTGTTCTATTATATGATGAATGGAAAGCTAACAAATTTTTTATTCCACTAATATAATATAAATATTATAATTAATTATATACCATGTCTTATTATATATTATATAACTATATATATATTATAATTAATTATACGTATAAGGTTAGCATAGTATATAACTATATTATAGTTATATAATAATATGATATTAAATGTATATAGGAAAAATGAAAATGAATTTTTGTTACAAAGTAAAAGAAGGTCAAGTTGATGACAACGAAAGGAAAGATAAATGGCGTGATCAGGAAATTTTGTCTTCATAACATTTCTTCCTTCCCGAACTTCCAAATCGCAATCCTATCTGTTATTACCATTCCTTCATATGATAAAGATTATAATATAAGGTACTAACTTATTATAAATAAATACATCCTCTTATATTTAATTTAACACAACGAAGGTCGGAATTATGGAAGATTAAGTGCAATCGACGAAATTTTTTTGGTCGGTCATGTATTTCTCTCCGTGTCGTTGTCAACTTTGAGTTTTCTTTGGTAGTAACAGATAGAGGACACGATAATTTTATACATATTGTAATATGAATAGTATATGATAATAAAGAATAATATTTTGGTATTATAAACATTAAAATCTATAGATTAAAGTTATTATGTTCAAAATGGAAAGTGTAACTCTCTCTCATAGTAAGGAAATTATTTTCTCTTCCTCTTGCAGAACGAACTGAGATAGTCGAAGACGAGATAAGACATTAATTTAATCTCTTATTGCTAATTAGATAACGTCTAATTGAAAATTATAAATGATATGAAATGAATAAAATGCATTCCATATTTAATATAGGAAAAGATTATGACGGAGAAGAAAATCCTGTAAACATGGATATTGTGAACCATGTAAAATTATGGATGGAGGAAACCTTCCCTTTTCTGGAAGTTCATACCCTAAGAACAAATACTGGTATGTGTCTTTATGGATCATATCATGGCCTTATTATAATTGATATGTTCATGTATAGTGATAAACTGAATGAATTTGATATAATGCAGGATGGTTATAAATATTTCGACAGCCTTTCCAGTTTAAAAGATTGTCAGACTATTATATTAGAATACATACAGAAATATCATTCCAAGATATTCAAGCACTGGAGGGGGTTATATGATGTGGAAAGAGCGATGAAAGATAAGGTTGTAAAATATGAAAGGGATATAGTCCAATTAACAGAAGTATTAGATGAAGGATTACAAACTACCTTAGATAAACAATTGTTTACTTTAACCGAACATTATAAATCCAGACCATATTCCAATAATTATTATGAAGTAGATAAAGAATATTATGCAACATATCTAAAAAGAAAAGAAGATAGATTGTCTTAAAAAATAAATTTGTTAATATAAGAGGATTCCATTATTCTTACATTTGGAATAATATAATCTTATTCTCGATATTAATCATTATGGGGTATAAAAATGTCCTTTATTATTTTTATATAAAATTATAATATCTTATATTGTTTTAGCGTGTAAGAAATCTTAGAGTTGAGATGACATGGAGGAAAATAAATGACGATACCAAAAAAATTTCCATTGATTACATTTTTGGTTTCATAATTCCAACCTTCGTTATGTTAAATTAAATATAAGAGGATATATTTATTTATAATAAGTTAGTATCTCATATTATAATCTTTATCATTAATAAAATTTAGTATATGAAGGAGTAATAATTAGTATGGGTTACTTATTCTTACATAACAGATGGAATGGCGATTTGGAAGTTTGGGAAGGAAGAAATGTTATGAAGACAAAAAATTTTTTACTCGAGACATTTATTTTTCCCTTCATGATCTCCAACTTCGAGGTTTTCATATTATCCTTCTTTAGTCCTCAGTATTTTTTTGATATACATGTTAATCCCACATTATTATATAATTACTTATTGTTATATAATATACTTAACATTAATATAGACTATGGTTATATTATATAACTATAATATAATTATAATGTATAATACAATTATAATGTATAAAGACAATTATATAATCTATAAAAACAATTATATAATCTATAAAAACAATTATATAATCTATAAGATAATTATAATCTATAAGATAATTATAATCTATAAGATAATTATATAATCTATAAGATAATTATAATCTATAAGATAATTATATAATCTATAAGATAATTATAATCTATAAGATAATTATATAATCTATAAGATAATTATAATCTATAAGATAATTATATCAACATTTCATCCTGCTAAAATGATACACTGAATAAAAATAAAGATAAAATGATATTAAAGTTATGAGGATAAAATGCATTAAAAAAGAGATGATGTATACCACCTCATGAGTAAAACGTACAATTTTTAGTAAACAATATATAATTTATTTATACTTATACTGGTACCATATTACTATAATTTTGTTATATATTGTTTACTAAAAATTGTGCGTTTTACTCATGAGGTGGTATACATCATCTCTTTTTTAATGTATTTATCCTTATAACTTTAATATCATTTTATTTTTCTTTAAAAGACAAACCCGTATTTATATTATATAATACAGTTATACAATTATATAATAACTATATGATTCTATAATTTATAGAATAATCATACCACGTCCATCAACATTATATCACATTGAACTGTTATAATAAATAGAAGAAAGATAAAATGATACTAAAATTATAAGGATAAAATGTATTAAAAAAGAGACGATGTATACCTACACATCACAATTTTCTATATAATAGTCATCTAAATTATATAATTTAGATATACTGATAACTATATTGAAAATGATCATTTTAGATAACATTATACTTTTAAGGAAATATAATTTTTTATTTTTCCTAACTTCGTAATTTATAATTATATTATATAAAATATTTTTATTCTACAGTTATAAATTATAAAGTTGGGGAAAATAGAAAATTATACTTCCTTAAAAGTATAATGTTATCTAAAAGTATCTTTTTCAATATAGTTATCAGTATATCTAAATTATATAATTTAGATGACTATTACGAGGAAAGAGACGATGTGTAGGTATACATCGTCTCTTTTTTAATGCATTTTATCCTTATAACTTTAATATCATTTTATCTTTCTTTTTATTCATTATAACATTATAGGAAGTTGGAAACTCAAAGGCAAACGTGCAATTATATAATTTATAAGTAATTTATAATCTATAATCTATTATATAATTTATAAGTAATTTATAATCTATAATCTACAAACTATAAGTAATTATATAATCCATATAATATTATATAATCTATAATAATGATAATCTCTATGCAATTATATTTGTATATTATATATTTAATAAATGGTATTAAATATGTATATAAAAATACTGAGGACTAAAAGAAAGATGATACGAAAACCTCGAAGTTGAGGACGACGAAGGGAAAAATAAATGTCATGATCAAAAAATTTTTTGTCTTCATAACATTTCTCCCTCCCCAAACTTCCAAATCATAAATCTATTTGTTATGTAAGAATAACAACATGATATCAATTAATATTAAAATGTAACTATATTTTGAATAACATAAGGTACATCAAAATATAACACCACTCTAATATACTTCAAATATATTATGTTAATCAAAATTTTCTAGAATGGAGACAGAATTAGAAAAAATAAAAGAAGATGAAGTTAAAAATTTTCTATAATTACATCATCAATTTAAAGTATTATAATTATCTATGATTTAATATAAAAATTCAATAAGAATACTGAACTACAATTTCCTATTATAATCAATATAGATATATTAAATAAGATATTTATGTACAAGATAGTGAGAACGCTATCTTCTTATATTTGGATAATAATTTGTTTAGGGATAATATTTTATGAATTATATAAAATGATTTTAATAAGATAATTATATAAGAAGAAATATGTCTATTACATACAAGCATCAAAACGCAGCCAGTAAGTTACTATCATTGGTTCGAGAAGATAAAAGTTTAGTGAAGGATTGTGACATGGAATGTGTCTTAGAGTTTTTGAATTCTATTGTTCAAAAGGATTTACGAGTTAAAACATGTGATCCGAATGTGTATTGTTGGTATGATTATGAAGGCAGATATGTAGATTTTCATGCAGACTCCATAGTTCCTCTATCGGTTTATATTGCACATAAAGTTTGTAATAGTAAATTCAGTTATTCCGGTGTGTTGGGGAAACATACAGAGTTAGATTTTACCATCCACGACATAGAATATGAATATTGTAATGATAGTACAAAGTGTAAAGATGACCATAAGTTACATATGGACTATCCTGATACCAATTATGGAGATGATGTATATAATTATGTTTTAGATGGATTAAAGAAACATATGGTTGGCTTAATCCCCATGTATTCAGAAGATTATATGGATGAAACAAAGAATCACAATGCCGACGTGATAGAAGACAAAGATGATGAGGAAATAGAAGATGAGAATGAAACAAATGATCACAATGCTGACTTAAGAAAAGACAAGGATGATGAGGAGATAGAAGATGAGGATGAGGAGGACTTAGAGGAATATTCTCGACATGACTACCTAATGGAATATGCACAACATTTATTAGATATGAAACTTATGACCAATAATCCATGTGTTAAATTGAGCATTGATATTCAAAATGAGAATTCATCGTTTGGATTTGGAGGATTTGGAACACATGACACCTTCCAATTTCAGGTTAAATTAAGTCAACTGTTGACGTTGTGGGCACATGGGGCCGCTATCACTAAATACGAATATGGACGTAATAATATACAAATAGACTTGAAGACTATGAATATACAAGCCACCAAAGATTGTAATACCTATGGCAGAGATTTTGATAGATATTGGAATGAAAATAAAGAAAAATTTGATGCTACTCATAATAAGGTAATGGATATTCTAAATACATATCCAAAGCTTAATCCATTAGACTTTTATAATAAATATAATAAGAAATTGATTGAACGATGTAAATTATTGAATTAAGGTTATCTATCACTTTATAGATTATATAATTATAAAATAAATTATATAATTATCATATAAATTATATAATGTTATTTTTATTTATTCATTATTTCCACATACAACGACAACGACAACTATAATTTGTATATAATTATATAATCTATAAGTATTCATAATATAATTACATTATGCAAAGTATTTATAATATAATCTATAATATAATCTATAATATAATGTATAAGTATTTATAATTCATAATATAATTATATGACAATTATATAATTTATAAAGTAATAGATAATCTTAATTGAATAATTTACATCGTTCAATCAATTCACTACTATGTCTATCATAAAATTCAAATGGATGACACTTTGAATATGTATCTAAAATCTGTAATATCTTATTATGAGTAACATCAAATTTTTCGTTATTTTCATTCCAATATCTATCAAAATTTTGACTATAACTATTACAATCTTTAACAGCCTTTATATTCATGTCCTTTAATTGTATTTGTTTATTCTTACCTCCATATTCATATTTAGTGATAGCTGCCCCATGTGCCCATAGCGTTAGCAACTGACTTAATTTAATTTGAAATTGAAAATTTTCTATGTTACACATCCAGGAATTTTCATCCTTAATATCAATACTTAATTTAACACATGGATTATTGGTCACCAGTTTCATATCTAATAATTTATATCCATATTTTAATAAGTGTTCAAATCTAGAACCTACCTCCCCATCATCAATTTCAATATTTACATTCTCCTCATCATCCTCTTCATCATCATCATCCTCATCGTCCTCCTCTTCATCCTCCTCTTCATCCTCCTCTTCATCCTCCTCTTCATCGGCATCATTCTCTTCATCTTCATTCCCATCATCGTCTACTTTGTCGCCATCACTGCGATGATTTCGACCTTTCGTCTTAAACTCTGAGGTTTCTTTCATATAATCTTCTGGATACATAGGTGTCAGACTATACATATAATTTTTTAACTTCCTTAAAACATAATCATATACATCAACTCCATAATTAGTACGAGGATCACCATCATCCATGCCTAAGCTATAATGATCTCTACGTTTGGTTTTATTATCACAATATTTGTACTTGATATCTTTAATTTTTAAATCAAGTTCTGAATGCTTACCCAATACATCACAATAATAAAATCTATTATTACAAACCCTATGTGCAAGGTATATAGATAGGGGTACTATATCATCCGCATAAAAATGTCCACATCTTCCATCATATTCATACCAACAATATACATTTGGATCTTGTATCTTTACTCTCAAATCCGTATTAATAATATTCTCCAGATATTTTAGGATAATATTTTTGTCACCTTCTTCAGTTATAGTATCATGAAGTAATGATAATAATCTACTGGCAGCTTTTTGATCTTTGTATGTAATGGACATTGTTATCTTCTCATATAAGAGATTTTAAATTAATAAAATCAATTTGCTCCATTATTATATAATTAATAAAACCAATTATATCTTTATAATTATGATAAAGATATAATTGATATATATAAAATTATATTTATAAAATAAATGGATTGTATACCAAGGGAGATACAAATAGAAATTATCTTGTACTTAGCAGTCAAAGAAAAATATTTTTCTTTTATAAGACATCGGGATACCGTCAAAGGTTTATTAACCTATAGATTAGTTAACAAGTTGTTTAGGGACTATAATCCAATAAATAAATTTTTATATAGTACAATATATAGAAATGAATGTCTTAAAGAAATAATAGAAGGTAATAAAGAGAACATAAACTGGGTAGAAGTATTACAAGGACATCCTCGCATAACATATCCATATCTATCAGAACTTAATATATCAAATATATGGAGGGAAATTAGGGCTTCTGATGACTATTGTCATTATAATTCCTCATTTTATCCTTTCTTTGGTAAGGACATACAGTTAGATGACAAGGATAAATTTCGGTTAATGGATTCATCTTCCTTACATAGTTATTTGCATACTACCTATGGACGGGATTGGATAGAAAAAATTAATAAGGATCATTTTATGGATGCCATCAAGTATAGAAGATTATATAATACATATGAAGATACTGAACAATTTTATACCTTGTTTCTGGACCAAATGTGCAGTATGTTTGATAATATATTATCGATATTGGGGGTTATAATGATTACATGTAAGACAGTTAAGTTATTGATCAATCACCAAATATATAAGACCATATTTTCGTTAGATACTATACATGATGGTAAAGAACAATGGTGTTTGTCTATGATATTAGGAAATCTTTCCGAGGACAGAATAAGGGAGGACTTTATAGATAGTGGATTTATTGAAAGACATAATCTTTGGTATATATTATATAATGAGGTGTCGGAAGATATAGTTAAGGAATACGTAGATAAGATAAGAATGGCGAACGGAAAAATATTTTCGGTTAAGTATTCCTTGGATTTTATAGATGAGAATTATGATATTATAGATTGGAATAGATTATTCGGTGGGAGTAGGAGTACGGTTGATATTTTCTTATGTGAAAATGCTAAGAAGATTGGTAAGAAGGATACTAAAATAAAATTAGGAGATATAATATACAAACATATAAGATATATTATGAATGTAAATATGTTAGATAGATATTGGTTAAGATATATAAATGCGGATAGACTAAGAGAGGATAAGGAATTATGGAAAGAGCTTATAAAATGGAATGGATATAAAATCATATGTGAGAAGACTAAAAATGGACAAATATTAGATGAGAGTACAGGTAGGTTGAATATCGTATACAAGAAAGAGTTGGAGGAATGGATAGTTAAGAATATAAATAGGATTGATCTTAATAATATGATGAGTGAATTTTTGTATACCTCGGAAGATTTTATACGAAGATTATTGAAGTTATTTCCAGAAAGGTTCACCAAGAAGATATGGAATAATTTAATTAGGAAGGAGAATTTAAGTGTTTCATTTTTAAAGGAGCATAAAGATAAGTTTGTTACATATTATACAAAATTTTATACTTCACATCCCCCATTTTTATAATTATTTTTATAAATTATATAATTATATTTATAGATTATATAATTATCTTATAGAGTATATAATAACTTATAGATTACTTATAAATTACTTATAGATTATATAGTTTATAGATTATAGATTACTTATAGATTATATAGTTTATAGATTATATAATAGTTTATAGACTATATAATAGTTGATTATATAATACATTATAACGTATTGTATTATAGTTATAGATTATATACGAGTTTACTTTAAATTTTGGAAATGACATAATGAATAAAAAGAAAGATAAAATGATACTAAAGTTATATGGATAAAATACATTAATTTTGATTCCATGTATACTACCACATGAGTAAAAGTAAGGAAATCTATTAAATAATAAATAACTTATTTACACTGTTACCTCTATTATACTGATATAATTTTAATTTATTATTTAATAGATTTCCTTACTTTTACTCATGTGGTAGTATACATGGAATCAAAATTAATGTATTTTATCCATATAACTTTAGTATCATTTTATCTTTCTTTTTATTCATTATGTCATTTCCAAAACTAGAAACGTTTACATGTGAATTATATAATCTATAACTATTATACATAATATATAATCCATAAATTATTATATATAATCTATAACTATTATATATATAATCTATCGAATCTATAATATATAAACTATGATATATTATATATAGAATTAAGTATATTATATAATATTAAATTATTATATAATGATGAGTATTATGATGTATATCAAAGAGATATACATGAATAAGAATAAGAAATAGAAAAATTGTGAAGTTGGGGACGATGAAGGGAAAAATAAATGTCATGACCAAAAAATTTTTTACCTCGACAACATTTATTCCTCCCCAACTTCGAAAACTCTCATCTCATTCTAGAAAACGTAATATACATACAATAATTCATAACACCTAACTATTCCCTATATAATCGTATTTATTTTATAAATATATATATCATATGAGTTAATATCAATTTATTGTCTGTAATAATAATTATAAAACAAATGGAATGCGATTTCGGAGATTTGGAAGAGAATGAATGCCATGAAACAAAAAAATTTTTGGTCATGACATTTATTTTTCCCTTCATCGTCCCCAACTTCACAATTTTCTATTTTATAGTTTATTATAATAGAACAATTTTTACTTACTTTAAGATCAAATTTAATGAATAATAAGAAATGCTACTTTCATATTAGAATAATGATACATTTGATCACTATTTATTTTATATATTATAGAGATGAAAGAATGATCTCCTTGTATTAAGGAAATTATTTTTTTAAGGAATAATTTTATATACAATAATTTTATAAACTATAATAAGTGTAATAGTATAATATATAAAGAAGAAATATATTTCTATCTTTGTTCTCTTAATTTATATATATATAAGTAAAAATGATACTAATATTATGTATGCGAGTTGCCATTATTTCTATTCAATGGGGGGTGGTATACATGAGAAATTATATATATAAGAGCCCCACACACGAAGAATTCGTAATGATTATTAAATTTAAATATGGTGATAACTATATGTAAAAGTATCTTCTATTATTTTATCATTCTTTTATGACTTCGTAGACAAGTATAAAAAATATTTAGCACTTTAGAATTATATATTATATAACTTCGTAGATAATTTTTTATAATATATATTAGTTATTGACTTACAAAAAATATTTTATAATGTAACCTCTTAAAAGAATAATAAAATAATATAAGATGTTATTCAATATAAATATTACTATATAAATTATTAATAATTTATATGAATCATCATTAAAAATTTTTCATGTATAGGTGTACACATGAAATAGTTATTATATATAAAATAATATGGTAATGTCTATATCATTTTGTATTTTATTAATCTTTGTATTGTAGGAAAACGATTTACGACGTGATAAATAAAATATAATAACTATTTTATGTATACCTTCTACAAACAGTAATTCATATAATTTACTGACGTATATAATAACGAGCATATTATTAATATCTCCAATGCAACATATTAAAATTTAAGAGGGAGAGATACATTGGCATTAGGAGCACAAGTATGTCTATAATGAAAATTAGCTATACCTAAATCATTATACATAAATCTCCTAAGGTCTAAATTAGAAAGTCTATAAAATGATCTAACAATTGGACCCATTTCTTCCACTAAAGAAGCATTATTTTCATATGAAATAAAATGTAAGTAACTTTGAGAATGAATGTTGTCATCGTCATTAGTAAAATAATAAGAAGTTTCTACAACATGAACATCATAACCTTTTGGATGTAAACGGAATATGTTTCTGTAATCTTTATATCCATCACAAGAAACAACTATGATATTGTTCATCGGCATAAAATGGGAATAGGCATATAATTTAGCAAAAATAACAGCATCATCATAAGAGTCATTTCCTTTTTCTGTTAGTAATTGATTTTCGGTTATATTTCCCTCATTTATGTTATTAGGTGTTGGTCTTCTCTCATAACTATATATAACATTATTTAATTTATTATTATTAATGGTTTCTGGAAGAAAAGAATATAAATGTTTCATAACTATATCTATTAAAAACTTTGATTTTGGTAATTTTTTAGTGAAATACTTGTTTATAGAATTTGTAACCTGGTTAATGTCAACTTTAAATTTATTATTTTCTATTTGTGCATTCATCCCATGCAATAAGTTACTCCCATCTATTATTATCATTTTTCTTTCATCTTTTGGTATCTCAAAAAATCCTTTTTTCTCTAATATATTCTCACAATAACTTACATACAAATTATTATAATCCATGATCTTTAATATACCAAGGTTTTTATGTCAAGTGTCTTTTTATAACCTATATAATATAATAATTAACACAAAAATATCTTTGTAAAATTTTTTATTCAAATAAAGATTTGGCCTTGCTATTATTAATAATATTTAAAATATCATTATATCCCATATCTTCCATTGTTTGTCTGAACTTTATCAATCCTGCTTTGCCAGTTTTTAGATGGATTGTATCCAATAGACCCACATATATGGATGCTGGATCATTTGCCGTAATTGAATAAATAACAGGGCCACTTAATCCAAGTATATTACCAATATATTGTGCCTCATCCTTAATATTAATTACCATATCTTGTAGTAGGGAGATGATAGCATTTTCTCCTATTTCCATTATCAGTGCTTCAAGTTTTTGTAATCCTTGATTGCCATTCTTATTAATGATTGCTTGTGTTATACCATCCAGCACATGGTCCGGATATAATGTTAAAGTACGAAAGAGGGTTGGAGCACTAACATTAAGCTTTTCACTAAGATTTCCGACATCTTGTTTTTTGTACATTGCGTTATTAATGTCCCAAACAAGACGAGATTTAAACTCGGTGATTATTTGTTTCTCCATTTTACTCAATAACAGATAAAATATTTTATTTAAATGTCAATTTTATGCAAATTATATAATGTGGATGATAATTTAATGCAAGTTATAGAAAATTTATAATTGATAGAAATTTGTAAGGTAATTAAATGGACGAATTATTAAGATTTATAAGAGCTATAAATTTATAATTGATAAAGTTTTTTGTCCCATGGATTTATAATGAATAATGAGATCTGGTCATATTAAGATGGTAATTTCTTGAAATGTATTATATTCCTATAACTAAATAAAATGATTTTATTAATAGATTTTCTTTAATTATAGGAATATAATAAGAAACATGTCAATAACATATAAGCATCAAAAGTCCGCCAGAAATTTGTTATCTTTGATTCAATGTGATCAAAATTTATTGAGGGATTGCAATAGAGAAGGTGTCTTACAGTTTTTGAATTCTGTCATAGAAAAGGATTTGCGAGCTAAAACATGTGATCCTAACATATGTTGTTGGTATGAATATGATAATGATAGATGTGGAGAGTTTTATGCAGACTCCATAGTTCCTCTATCGGTTTATATTGCAAATAACATTTGCGATAGTAAATTTAGTTATTCGGATGTCTTAGGGAAACATTCAGAGTTAGATTTCACAATTACTGAGGTCGAATATGAATATTGTAGTGATAGTACAAAGTGCAAGGATTGTTATCATTTAGATATGGAGCATCCTAATACAAATTATGGAGATGATGTATATGAATATGTTTTAGATGGATTAAAGAAGCGCATGAATAGTTTAGTTCCCATGTATTCAAAAGATTATATGATTGATACAAAAGATTTTAAGACAAAGATTAACGATAATGAGGAAGAAGATGAACACGATAGAAGTTACGAGGTGACAGAATATGCTAGACACGAATATTTAATGGAATATGGACAATATTTATTAGATATGAAGCTTAAGACTAATGATCCTTGTGTTAAGCTAAGTATTGTTATTAAGGATGAGGGATCATGGTTTGGAGGACAAGAAACTTTTAAATTCCAAATTAAATTAAGTCAATTGCTGACACTGTGGGCACATGGGGCAGTCATCACTAAATATGAATATGGAGGTAAGAATAAACAAATACAATTAAAGGATATGAAGGTATTAGCAGTTAGGGATTGTAATACTTATGGTGAAGACTTTAATAAATATTGGAATGAAAATAAAGAGAAATTCGAGGTTACTCATGGACGAATAATGGACATTTTAAATACATATCCAAAACTTGGGCCATTGGAATTCAATATTAAATATAAGGATGAATTGATTGAACGATGTAAATTGTTGGAGTAACATTATATAAGAAGTTATAATTACAATCTCTTATCTTATGACATCTTATCTTTATAATCTCTTGCATTTATAATTCTTTATAAAGATAATCTCCCATCTTTATAATCTCTTACCTCCACAAAAATAATTTCTTATATTTATAATCTTTTATAATCTCTTACCTTTATAATTCTCTATTTGAACAACCTCTATAAAGATAATTTCTTATCTTTATAATCTATTACCCTTATAATTCTCTATAAAACAGTCTCTATAAAGATAAGAAATTATCTTTATAATCTATCACCCTTATAATTCTCTATAAAAACAATCTCTATAAAGATAATATATTATCTTTATAATCTATTACCCTTATAATTTCTTATATTTATAATATTTTATAAATATAAGAAATTATCTTTATAGAGATTATAAAGATAAGAAGTTATAATGATAATAGATTGTAAATAACATTCCTCGAACACAATAGATTGTAAAGTAATTATTTTATATCATAATATTTATGTAATTGTATGACATCCAGAGTCCAACAATGCCACTGTCCATCGGCAAGACTACCCTACAAGAAACAAATAAATGACCTAAATAAAAATATATTTTTATCTAAAATGGATTCAATACCAAAGGAAATACAAATAGAAATTATATCTTTTCTAAGTGTTAAAGAGAAACATCTATCATTTGTAAGATATAGACATAATATTAAATCCTTATTAAGTCATAGACTAGTAAATAAATTGTTTAGGGATTATAGTCCAATAAATAAATTTGTATGCAGTACAATTTATAGAAACCAATGCATTAAAGACCTAATAGATAAAGAAATAAAGGATGGTAATAAAGAGAATATAGACTGGAATGAGTTATTGCAAGGTCACAATCGAATTGTTACTCCTTACATCATCAAGAAAGACATTAATATTTTAGATATATGGAAAGAATCTAGACGCTCTGATGATTATTATCATTATAATTTTGCCTTTTATCCATTCTTTGGTAAAGAGATAGAATTACAAGAGGAAGATAAATTTATGTTAATGGATTCGAAATCATTGTATAGTTATTTAAATAATAATTATGGAGATAATTGGATAGAAAAAATTAATAAAGAATACTTCCTTCGTGCTATTCAATATAGACAAACATATAATACACATGAAGATACTGAACTATTTTATACCCTATTCTTAGATCAAATATGTAATATGTATGATAATATCTTATCTCTCTCTTCTAATGTAACGTGTACAAGATCTGTAACTAAGCTATTAATATCCCATCCAATATATAAAACTATATTTTCCATAAAAAGTATGGAGGATAGCAAAAGAATATGGTGTCTATCGATAATATTAGAAAGTCTTTCTGATGATGTGATACAAAAGGACTATATAAATAGTGGATTCATAGAACATCATAATCTATGGTATATATTATTCAATAGCGTATCAGAACATATAGTTAGTAAATATTTGAATAAAATTAGAGAGGATGGAAAGAAGATATTTTCTATTAAATATTCTTTGGATTTTATAGATAATAATTATGATATTATAGATTGGGAGAGATTAATTAACGGAGCTAATATTTCATGTTTAATGTCAAATAATGGAGATAAGAAGGATGCCAAGAGAAAGTTAGGGGATATAATATATAAACATGCAAGACACATCATGAATGTAGTTAGGGATATGTATTGGTTACGATATATAAATTTGGACAAACTAAGGGACGATAAGGAATTATGGAAGGAGATTATTGAGGGGAATGGATATAAGATCATATGTGAAAGGGTTAAAGATACAAAAATATTAGATGAGAGTACTGGGGTGCTACATATAAAGTACAGGGATGAGTTGGAGGAATGGATAATTAAGAATATAAATAGGGTTGGCTTACAGGATATGTTATCATGGTTTTCATATACACCGGAAAGATTCATTAGGAGGTTATTAGAGTTATTCCCAGAAACGTTTACAAATAAAATATGGAAGAAGTTGATCACAAAAGAGAATTTAAGTGTTAAATTTTTGGAAGAACATAAGGATAAGTTGGTAAAGTATTATAGGAAATATTATATTGTATAATTATTATTCTAATCCCTATATCTTTATGTTGAATTGCTATAAGATTATATAATAGATTGTATATTATATAATTGTTTTATATATTATATAATTATCTTATAAATTATATAATTATCTTATAGATTATATAATAGATTGTATATTATATAATTGTTTTATATATTATATAATTATCTTATAAATTATATAATTATCTTATAGATTATATAATGGATTGTATATTATATAATTGTTTTATATATTATATAATTATCTTATAAATTATATAATTGTTCTTATAGATTATATAATTATCTTATAGATTATATAATTGTTTTATACATTATATAATTGTCTTATAGATTATAGATTATATAATTGTCTTATTATTATAGAATAGATTATATAATAGTTTTATAAATTATATAATAGTTTTATAAATTATATAATAGTTTTATAAATTATATAATAGTTTTATACATTATATAATTGTTTTATACATTATATAATTGTCTTATAGATTATAGATTATATAATTGTCTTATAAATTAATATTGAAACATATTAACGGATTGTAAGTAAATTGCATTTAATTGGTTTATGTTGTTTTCGCTTACATTTATGTCCAGATTAACAAAATTCACCAAAGATTTCATTAAGTTAAGGTCTTGTTTAGCTAAAGAAATTATTATATCCTTTATAATGGTATCATCATCCGTATTAAATATTAATATGTCAGCTAAACGATACATTGTATATTCTGATATATTATCACTATTTATATATTTTGCTTCCATTAATTTGAATACTTCCCTTGCTAATATAGGATTTCCTATATTATATACAAATGCAAATGGTATATGATATAATATTCCACCCATATATTTTTGATAAAAATTTTCTGATATCATGCGCAAAATAGAAATGGCAAAATTATTATCGTAATTATCTCTTAATATATATCCCATAATAATGGCCCATAATTTTCTTATATTTTCATTATAGGCTTCTACAAGAATAAAATCATTCCAATCAAAAACAAGATTCGTACTTGATATCACATCGGAAACATATCGTTTAATATCTCCCTCTTCTGATTTGTATCCAATATATAATGGATCATTGTCATCAACTAATATATATTTGGAGAATTTTTGAAAGAATAATTTTGGTAATTGGCAACTATATAACAATTCTTTATAAGGTTTATTACTAAAAGAATAACTTAAAAGATTAACCATACCAATATTTTTATAAACATCAGAAGTTGGTTCATATGGATTACCGTTAAGTAATGAAGATTGATATATATACCTATATATTAAATTGGGATCCCCATCATATAATAGACATGATGATATGTCTCCCCAACTTAATGTCAGTCGCCTATTTTGTGCGATGTCATCGGGTAATTTTCCTCTTTGCGCTAAATGTTTTAAGGTTTCGAATTCATAAGATACTAATCCAAACTTACGAAAGGTATCAACTACATCATCAACAGAAACATTTAAATCAATACATCTATTTATTATTCCTTGCAATTTCTTATTCACACCTTTTGGTGCCTTTTTATCTATTTCCCATCCATATAGCATATACTTAACAACCTTATCTAACATTTTAGAATTTGGATATAACATATGTAGTAATTTCTTTAATTCTTCAGAAGATAAATCCATCAAAAAATCATAATTCCCTATATATTTATTAATTAAATATGATTTAATCTGATAACATGTAGTATTATTATTGTCACTTTCATTATTAGGACATAAATTTAATATATCATCAAAGTGTGATGCATTAATTATTATTTGTAGAATTTCTGGAGGTAATATATTGAAATATGTATTTTCCATTTTACAGTATGGAGATAATTTATAATTATTATGATTAGATGTTTATATGTTGTCTATCAAAATATATTTCTGACATATAATTTATAATTATGAGATAATATTTTTAACAATTGATTTGTCTTTATGTTACCTTATAATTATAAATTAATTTATAGTTACATATGTCAAAGATATATTTTGAAAGACAAACTGCGGACAGTGATAATTGTCGGTTATGTTCAATAAACAATATTATGGGTCGGAAGGGTTTAAGTATAAAAGGATTTATTAAACATTGCCAAGAGTTCGATAAAAAATATAAATGCACTGGATCAAATCAATATTTTATTGTACAACCCACCGACAATTCACTTAGCTACATATTAAATAAAATTGGAATAAAAAGCATATATTATCCACCAAATACTAACATTGATGTTAACCATATATTGGAAAACTATAATGCATTTATGGTATTTTCAGATGAACATGTCTGGGTATGTAAGAAAATAGAGGAAATATGGTATACACTAGATAGCTTATGTAAGAAAATAGTAAAATTAAGGAAGGGGTCGTTGTCTCGTAAACTTGGATACATTATTATTATTAAATAAATAATTATCTATATATTATATAAATGTAAAGTATAAGAATAATTTAATAAATCTTATGGTGACGTCTCGTTATATGAAAATTATTATAATAAATTATATTATTATAATTAAATGTGTTAGATTATTTATCTATTATATGAATCTTAATAAAGAGTGATATGATATTCTAGATTATCATCGAGAGCTATTATATATGGGTTAGAATTTTCTCTACATAAAATTCCATCTTTAAACCATTGAAGCACAACATTATCTCTATATGTTGTTATTACTGCAGGGAAATCATCATCCCTATGTAGTACATTATTTTTATACCATTTTTCTCTCATATAATCATCTATTTGATTTAACCATATATAAGAAGGTAAATCATTATCTCTACATAATTCTCCTTCTATATACCATTTCTTTATATCAGTATCAACGATAGCAGGCTTATCATTATCCCGATGTAACTTTCCATTTTTATACCATTCTTGTAAATGGTTATCTATTAGGGCAGGAAGATCCCCATCTCTATGTAACATCCCTTCCTTATACCATTTCGTTATATAACCGTCGTTACCTTCTTGTATATATGCTGGTAAGTCATTGTCCCTATGTAACTTTCCATTAAAATACCAATGCATAATTAAGAAATGTGGAGATAGGTCTTCAATTATGGCAGGACGATCATTTTCTCGATGTAGTTCACCATCTTTATACCATTCTTTGTACCATTCATCACCATCCTGATCCCTTATTAACGCAGGCATATCTTCATTTCTATGCAGCTTTCCATATTTGTACCAACATTTGTCACCATCTTCATTTAATATATGATAATTGGTATTATAATTATGTTTTAGTAATTTACAGCCATTATCATTTTTATTTTTAACCAATATATGTTGTATTCCGTCAATATATAAATAGAAATCCTTTTCTGTAAATTTTATATATTTCATCATGTAAGTACATGATAAAGTTAAGTTGTAATATATATCTGGTCCATATTTGCATATTTCTATCAAACAATCTGCAGGTAGAATAAAGACATTTATCTGATCTACCATTATTTATTTCTTTTTTAAAAGTATAACATATTATAAATTCAATTTTTGTAATAATATGGATTTATTATAACTTATATCTTATATAATTTTCTATAACTTATAATTTTCTATCTTATATAATTTTCTATAACTTATAATTTTCTATCTTATATAATTTTCTATCTTATATAATTTTCTATCTTATATAATTTTCTATCTTATATAATTTTCTATAACTTATAAAATAAAAATATAACAACAATTTGATATTATATTCAATACACAATTATATTATAATATTTAATCAATGGGTGGTATACATGAAGAAAAACAATGCATCTCTACAAATAATAAGATAAATTTATATATAAAATGTATATAATATTTATTATGTTATTACATATATTTTGATAATTTTCTTCATGTATACCACCCATTGATTAAATATTATAATATAATTGTGTATTGAATATAATACCAAATCGTTGTCATATTTTTATTTTATAAGTTATAGAAAATTATAAGATATAGAAAATTATATAAGATAGAAAATTACATAAGATAGAAAATTATAAGTTGTAGAAAATTAGGAGAGATACAAAATTATAAGATATAAAAAATTATATAAGACAGAAAATTATAAGTTATAGAAAATTATAAGTTATAGAAAATTAGGAGAGATACAAAATCATATAAGATAGGAAATTATATGGGATAGAAAATTATAACTTATATAATAACATCAAGTTTATATTCCATCATACATTATATAAATTGATTTATATAATATTATAATAAATAAATAAATGGAATTAATACCAAAAGAGATACAAATAGAAATTATCTCCTTTTTAACAGTTAAAGAAAAACACTATATAAAATATGATGGGATAAAAAATATATTAAGTCATAGATTAATTAGTAAGTTATTTAGAGATTATAGTCCACTTAATAAATTAGTATATTCTAAAATATACAGAAGACAATGTTTACAAGAATTCATTAATAATAACATTGATACTATCGATTGGAAAGAATTATTAATATCACATCCTAACTTTATAACCCAATATTTACCTAAGCTTAACATTTTTCAATTATGGAAAGATGCTAGAGATTCCACAGATTCTGACTATCCACATTATAATCATTTCTTCTCTCCATATTTTGGAAAAGAAATCCCAATATGTGGAGAACAAAGTGCCATGACAGAAAAAGAGAGGTTTACCCTCTTAAATTCGGACACTTTACATACCTACATACTTGATACCTATGGTGATAATTGGACACAGAAGATAGATAAAGAATATTTTATAGATGGAATTAAATATAGACATTTATATCATAAAAATGATGAGGAGAGATTTTATCAATTATTTTTGGATGATGTATGTAAAATGTATGGAGATATTCTATTAGTTAAAAGATATATTCCAAATACTCCAGTTCATTTATTAATAAATCATCCAATCTATCAATCTCTATTTACTAAGGAAAGAACATTAAATGATATGGATAGATTACAGATATCCATTATGATGAGTTATATGGATGATCATAGAATAAAGAAGGAGTTCATTAATAGTGGATTTATAGAAAAGCATAATCTTTGGTATATATTATTTAATAATTCTTCAGACAGGACAATAAATAAGTATATGTACAAGATAAAGGAAAATGTATATAAAATATTTTCATGTAAATTATCATTGGACTTTATAGACATAAATTATGAAATAATAGATTGGACTCGATTATTCTCAAGTTCCAGTTATATGAAAATAATTGGAAAGGAAGGAAAAAGAAGATTAAAGGATATTGTATATAAACATATTGGATATATTAAGGATATATGTGAATGTGAACGTTGGTTGGAATATATAAATTTGGACAAGTTATGGAAGGATAAGATATTATGGAAAGAAATTACTGAAAATCCATGGGGATATTGGGTAATTTCAGGAGTCTGCCATAACGAAAAAATATTAGATGATATCGAACAAATAGGACTTATTAAATATAAAAGGAAATTAGAAGATTGGATATTTAGAAATTTGCATAAGGTTAATATGCGATATATGATGTCACATTCATATACACCAGAAAATTTTATTACAAAGTTATTAAAATTACATCCAGAATTTATAACTGCTGATATTTGGCATTATATAATAGACAAGAATAACTTAAGTATGGAATTCCTATCAGAACATAGGAGTAAACTTATGGAATATTATAGTTTCTATTTATTGAAGGATGATGAGGATGAAATGGAGAACTAACACATTCCTCTTAATTATAACTTAATAATAAATTATAATATAAATTATATGTCTATAAGAACTCATCATCATCATGGCCATTCAAAAACTTTTTCCTATTCACTAAATTTATAAGGTCTAAATACTTTTCATTGCTCATATTTACTAATGTATTAACAATATCTCCATATTCTGAAGATAACATTATATCATCTTCGTATTGACTCTTAGATGATATATTTGCTCGAATATACTTAGATAAATTAACATTTCTGGGTAGATCTTTTATATGTATAATGTTATTTTGTGTGAAAGAACCAATTCTCAAATTCATGTCGTCAGAAAATGCAAGCATTCTTTTATTGACAGTATTTTCATCTATTCCATAAAGTGGAACATTTAAATATATATCATCCTTATTGGCTATATGCAAATACCATTCGTCAGTATTAGAAGGATAAACATCAATATAATTATTAGAATAATAATCAGTGAATTTATCATTCAAACTCCCAATCATATTCATAAATTTGTTAAAGTTAACTAATTCAGTCTCTCCCACATATTTCGCTAACGTGCTGCGGGACAAAATTCCATTCTCTATAGCATTATTTCTATCTTCCATATAATCTTTCTCTGTATAAGATTTAACTTTCTTAGGTAATATACCACTAGACAAGGTATCATCAAGAAACGGAACTCCACCGTCATTTTCCATTTGATCCACACTTATATAACTAATACCTTTACCTCCCAAAGACGCGAATGGACTTATAGATGATATATCTAAATCATAACCAATAGGATTGGGAACTATTGGTGTATAAATCATATATTTCCCATATTTATTACATCCAAAATACCATGTGGACTCATCATCGATGAACCAATGTGGCTGATATTTATTTTTATAAGAATTTACCGTATCCTTTATATTATCTATTTCCCTATATAAATCTTCTATATTATTAATATTATCTACATCAAAGGAGAATAAGTATGGATACATTTTTATATTTATAGATATAATTTATATTTTCTGATATGATGACGAATATTTACCTAACTGTTTCACAATATATTGTGAAACGAACTTCCAAAATTTATCATTGCTACATACTCTCAATATATGACCATCATTTTTAATTCAAATATGCCATCTTCTGTTCTTTTCCCTCCTTAATTAATAGTGCTTGATATTAATTATTAATCTTCTTTTGTATTTGGTATAATACATACACATAAAATATTTTATGTGTAGAAAATTACAATCTAGAGAAAATCATCCCATCTTAATCATTTAAAACCTTTTTCCTATTTACCAAATTAATAATATTTAAATATTCTTCTGTATCCATATTTAATAATATATTAATAACATCATTATATTCTTTTGCTGTATCTATATTATATTCATATGCACTAATGGAAGATATATTTGATAGAATATATTTAGATAAATTAGCATTTTGTGGTAGGTCCTCTACATATATGATGTTATTCGTCTCAAAAGAACCATGTTGTAAATTCATAATGCGTGAAATATAATATATTCTTTCATTAACCGTATTTTCATCAAGTCCATACATTGGAACATTTAGGAATATATCATTTTTGTTTACGACATTTAAGTACCATTCTTCTGTTTTAGCAGGATAAAGGTCGGTATAATTGTTTGAGAAATAGTTAGTAAATGTATTATCTAACTGCTTCACCATATCCATAAATTTATTAATATTCACTAAATCTGTGTTATTTACTCTTCTTGATAATGTAGTATTAGAAAGAATGCCATTTTGTATAGCATTATTCCTATCTTCCATATAATCTTTCTCACCATAAGATTTGACTCTCTCAGGTAATATACCAGTAGATAATGTATCATTTAGAAAAGGAACACCTTCCTTTTCCGCTTCATCAATACTTATATAACTAATTCCATCACCTCCTAACGTTGAAAACGCATTTATGGATGATACAGATAGCTTATACTCAGGAGGATTTGGAATTATGGGCGTATAAATCATATATTTTCCATATTTATCAGATCCAAAATACCAATATATCTCTTCTGAGATAAGCCAATGTGGATCATATTGGTTATATCTATCCCTATAAGAATTTATCTTATCCTTTATATCATCTATTTCCCCATATAAGTCCTCTATATTATTAATTTTATTGACGTCGAAGGAGAATAAGTATGGGTACATTTTTATATTTATATATATAATTTATATATTTCTATTAATTATATTAAAAATATTATGATGACGAATATTTTTAATGTTTTTAACATCATCATCATTATATTTACCTAACTGTTTCACTATGTATGTCGAATTGGACTTCCAAAATTTATCAAGTTCATCATTGCTACATACTCTTGATACATTACCACCATTTCTTAATTCAAAAATTCCATCGTCGGTTCTTATATAGGTTTCGATGTTTCCCTCCTCAATTGATAATGCTTGATATTTACTACCAATAGATGGAATTTCAGGGACAATATAATAAAAGTATATCATTATATATCCAGTTCCAGTGTATGTGGTATCATCTCTATCTTCCCCCTTTTCCCAATCACCATTCGGTATCACATCATCATCTTTAGTGCAAATTTTCTCTCTATAATCAAATAATTTGACCCAATCATCTTGTTTATAGCTTGGACTATCAATTTTAATGTAACTATCATCATCAACATCGTAAGTATATAAATCTAAGTTATATATAAAGTTATCTTTAATAATTCCTTCTATTTTAAATTTCTTCTTACTCAAACAATATCCATTATCTTTCACGTCTTTGATTATCCTTTCTCGTTCTACCTGATTCTCCCTTTCCCATATCTCCTCCTTTATTTTACCTTGCAGAACCTTAATTTCTTGTAATGTTAAATATTTAAGTAAATTTATCATATTATCCATTATATCCTTAATTATATAATATATGAATTTATAAAATCAATTATATACAATATATTATATCGCATATAAGCTTATGAAATATGATATAAATTATTACGAAGTTACATAACTTATAAATTTTTAACTCTTATAATTTTCTAACTTTTATAATTTTCCATCTCTTATAAATTATTACAAAGTTACATAACTTATAAATTTCCATCTCTTATAAATTTTAAATCTTATAAATTATTACGAAGTTACATAACTTATAAATTTTTAACTCTTATAATTTTTAACTCTTATAAAAGTAAAAATTGTGGGTCATGGAAATTTATAGTTGATGAAAATCATGAGAGTTAGAAAATTATAAGAGATAGAAAATTATAAGTTATGTAACTTCGTAATAATTTATAAGAGTTAAAAATTATAAGAGATGGAAAATTATAAGTTATAGAAAATTATAAGAGATGGAAAATTATAAGAGATAGAAATTATAATTTCTTATAAAATATTTTCATAATGATATGAATATATAATTATAAGATAAAAATGGTATAGATAATATGATGTTAATTATTTATAATTTTGATTCCATGTATGAGTATACATAAAAATTTTAGAAGAATAATATTTTTTATAAACAAAATATTATATAGTTATTATGGTATGTAAATTCATTATATTATAGCTAAATATTATCTCAAAAGGTTCATGAAAACAAAATTATAGATAATTAACATCATATTATCTATACCATTTTTATCTTATAATTATATAACTATCTCTCATAAAATAATTTTATAACTTGTCATCCTAAAATAATTTTTATAACTTGTCATCCTAAAATAATTTTTATAACTTGTCATTCTAAAATATTTTATAACTATTTCTCATAAAATAATTTTATAACTTGTCATTCTAAAATATTTTATAACTTGTCATCCTAAAATATTTTATAACTTGTCATCCTAAAATATTTTATAACTTGTCATCCTAAAATATTTTATAACTATCTCTTCTAAAATATTTTTTTATAACTTGTCATCCTAAAATAATTTTTATAACTATCTCTTCTAAAATAATTTTTATAACTATCTCTTCTAAAATAATTTTTATAACTTCATCTTATCTAAAATAATTTTTATAACTATCTCTTCTAAAATATTTTTATAACTTGTCATTCTAAAATATTTTTTTTATAACTATCTCTTCTAAAATATTTTTTTATAACTATTTCTTCTAAAATATTTTTGTGTGTCTCTTTTATTTTATAATCTATAATTATAAGATAAAAATGGTACAGATAATAATGTATATATTTTATATAATTTTGATTTCATGGGTACTCATACATGAAACCTTTGAGACAATCATTGTTTTTAATATAATGAATTTAGCTAATATAATAAGTATATAAAAGTTTGTCTATCACAACAAATTATCTTAGCAACTCGTCATCAAAAGTTTCATGTGTGAGTATACATGAAATCAAAATTATATAGAATATATACCTTACTATCTATACCATTTTTATAACTATCTCTTCTAAAATAATTTTTATAACTTGTCATTCTAAAATAATTTTTATAACTATCTCTTCTAAAATATTTTATAACTATCTCTTCTAAAATAATTTTTATAACTTGTCATTCTAAAATAATTTTTATAACTATCTCTTCTAAAATATTTTATAACTATCTCTTCTAAAATAATTTTTATAACTTGTCATTCTAAAATAATTTTTATAACTTGTCATTCTAAAATAATTTTTATAACTTGTCATTCTAAAATAATTTTTATAACAAGTTATCTCTTCTAAAATAATTTTTATAACAATCTCTTCTAAAATAATTTTTGTAACAATCTCTTCTAAAATAATTTTTATAACAATCTCTTCTAAATACTTAAATTCAATAAAATAATAATAAATATGATATAGGTAGGAAGCAGGTACTTATACACAATATTTGATTCATGAGGTGGTATCTATAAATTAAAATATTTTAGAATGACAACTTATAAAAATATTTTAGAATGACAACTTATAAAAATATTTTAGAGTAGATAGTTATAAAATATTTTAGAATGACAACTTATAAAAATATTTTAGAATGACAACTTATAAAAATATTTTAGAATGACAAGTTATAAAATATTTTAAGAATGATAAGTTATAAAAATATTTTAGAATGACAAGTTATAAAATATTTTAAGAATGATAAGTTATAAAAATATTTTAGAATGACAAGTTATAAAATATTTTAAGAATGATAAGTTATAAAAATATTTTAGAATGACAAGTTATAAAATATTTTAAGAATGATAAGTTATAAAAATATTTTAGAATGACAAGTTATAAAATATTTTAAGAATGATAAGTTATAAAAATATTTTAGAATGACAAGTTATAAAATATTTTAAGAATGATAAGTTATAAAAATATTTTAGAATGACAAGTTATAAAATATTTTAGAAGAGATAAGTTATAAAAATATTTTAGAATGACAAGTTATAAAAATATTTTAGAAGAGATGATAAGTTATAAAAATACTTAAGATATATAAAATAATAACTCACATATTATTATTTGTAATTTATTTTAAATTATATTACTAATAATAATATAATTTTGTATTATATAAGAAATTATACGTGAGGAACTAATGTACCATTGATAATGAACTCGCACCAATCAAAGACAGGACCTTGTGTCAATTGAGGCGGTAATAAAAACTTACTAGGATGAGGGACACCATGCTCCACTAATAAACTCTCTGCGAACTCTCCACTGGGCTGTCTAAAAGGTTGAGCAAAATCCCATGCTAACATATGTCCCTTTTTAACATCCTTATATAAAACACTAGATGCAATCTGTCCGCATCCAACCACATCTAATACTAAACCAGTATAGACATCAACATCCCTATTTCCCTTCTTTAATGTTAGTCTTCTTGATCTTGTGGTTTTCATATACTCCTCAACTAAGAAATCATATCCTTCCCCAACCCAAAATCCTAATTGAGTAGTTGTTTGTGGGATATTAAACAACACTAAAGTTTCATTTTTAAAAATCCAATATTCACAAGCAACATCCAAATCAAAATATACTGTATCATTTTATCATCGACGTCAAATATTTATTATATAATTTTATTATAACATATGGGATGTAATATTATAAAATTTTTCATTCCACAATCTTTTTAATTATTAGCAAATTATTACATTGGTAAATAATATTTTATATTATTTAATTAAATTTATAATCAAGAAAATGATTTTTTAAATAACATAATATAAATATGAGAGAAACAGTATTAAGTAATAAGTAAGATGGAGAATAATAAACTTTTGGTGTTGCACGTAGATATTAATGGAACTATTGTTGGATTTGATAGTACAGATCCTAATGCTAGTATTAGAGAGGCCGCCGCGGAATCATTTGCCAGATCCATTAACTTAGATGGAAGTTTTAATAGGCCTGGACAAGAAAGTTATTATGAATTTGCTAAGAAATCAAATCCAAAAGGTTATAAGGAAGAAGTATATAAGTTTTTAGAGAAGTATCCAGAACATAAGGATACGTATGAGAGAGTAGTTAAAGTATTTGAGGGTGGCTTATTTCCTTCATTTCATAAATTAGTGAGAGAATATGTATGTGAGAATGGCGCTAGAAAGAAAGCCGTATTAGTATTAAGAACATTTGGAAAGGATGGAAGATGGGTAACTGAGGAGCTATATGATAGACATGGAATGTTAATGGAAGAAGATACGCCAGAAGAATTAACATATCAAACTATCAGTGGTATTATGTTATTATTACAAACACAAAATATCCTAACAGTCGATGATTATAAGAGATGGGATAGCAATGGAAGATTACCAAAGTATGGTAAGGTAATAAAGGGACATCCTAATTTGATACAATATGGATTTGATGATAATGATTGTATGTATGGTATTGGAGAAGGAGTATACATTAATAAGGTTAATACGGTGGAAGCAGCCTTAGATGAGGATTATTTTGTAAAACTCTTACCTAAATGATAGTTAGGATTTAACATACAATTTATAAAAATGATATAAATATAAAATTATATATTCTATATAGGATAATATAGAATGCAAGATATATTTTATTATATGGTGAAGAATGTTCTACCTGAAGAAGGTAAAACTCCATTTATATTGTTAAATAAGTATTATCATGACTTAATAGGAAGGAAGATTAATATTACATCTTTGATTAAGGATGGTAATGTAAAATTGTTATCATATTTATATATAAGAAAGCCAAAGAAGATACATAGATATCTTAATGCTGAAAGAATATTAACTTCCAATAACTTAGAATTAAGATTATGGTTTTATAATAATATTCATTTATTTGATACAAGTCCTGAATACATAATGAACATGGAAATTGATAATAAAAATTTAGATATGTTAAAATATTTATATGGTATTGGATATAGATTTAATGAGGAAAGCTTTAATATTGGGGCTAAAACTGGTAATTTGGAGATCATGAAATGGTTATTGTGGAATGGATGTCAATGTGGCGTAACAACTTTTTCCATCCTTGTATCAGAAGGCAACCATGAGAATATAATGTGGTTCATATCTAATGTTATGTATTCTAGAAATATTAATATACTAAATGTTGAAGTATTTAATAGCGCTGTAACTTCTCGTAATATTAATACTGTGAAGTGGTTGTACACTTTGGGATGTCCTTGGAATGAAGAAACATTTAATATTGCTATTCAATATTGGAATAAAGAGGTAATATTATTTTTATGTAATCCACTATGTAATGTAGACGTTAAGGTTGATTATGATAATATGTGTCCAATAGATATGGATGAAATATTTAAGAATATAATTATATATGGTGATAAGAATATATTAGTATATATGAAAGAATTATTCGATGTAGATAATGAATATTGGAGTACTATAAAGAGTAGAATATTTGATACAATGTTGTTCGCAAAAACGGCATTGAATGGAAATTTAGATATGATGAAATTATTAAGGGAGTGGGGATGTTCTTGGGATTCTTTGACTATTTCATGGGCAATTCAAAATGGTAAGGTAGAAAATGTGAAGTGGTTATATGAAAATAATATAAAATTCTCATACTATGATAATGGATTGATACATGCGGTTGAACATGGACATTTAGAATTAGCTAAATGGTTGTATAATAATGGACATAGGGAAACCTATTCTGGAGGGGAAGTATTTATAGAAGCATTGAAAAGTGGGGATATGAATCTTATAAAGTGGGTTATAAATCCATTGTGTATACCGGGAATTTTATTTGATAGAGAACATGGATATTGTGAAGCATGGTGGATATTACAGGATAATGTTAAATCAGGTTCTACACAAATAGATAAACATATAATGAAATGGGTTTATGATAATATCATAGAATATTTAACATAAATAACAATTAATATTATGAAACAGAAATAATGTGGTAAATTAATTTTCATATAAACGTTATTATATTTATGATTATAAATACAATAAAATACGATAGATATTTTAAATAATATTAGAATGATAATCGTAAAATAAAGGAAATGTGAGACCAAATACTATATTAAATAGATGATAAAATAAATAAGAAGAGAAAGAAGAGAGAAAGGAAGAATAAATAGTAAGATATATGCAGTAATAAAATAGGAAAATGATAAGCGAAAAAAAATCTGATGGAAAATTTTAGGACTATAAGGAAAAATGGAAGGAGAACACAAATGCCCTCACTGCGGTTGTCACGACGTCGAGCGTATCAACTGTCCTGGTAGCGTTGATTGGAACAAATACGACAAAAAGGCATGCTTCTGCTGCAAGAAGTGTGGTTATGTTTTTGTCGTTATGAAACCTAGACAGGAGGTTAAATATCGTAAGTATTATGAGACTAAGAAGATCCCTGACTATCACCCCGTTCATGAGACTAAGAAGGTTCCTGAATATGTTCAAAGATTCGAAGTTAAGGAAGTTAAGGAATATGAGAAGTATTATGAAACTGTTAAGGTTCCTAGATATAGAGTTCACACCAAGGAAGTCAAGGTTCCTGTCTGGGAGAAGCACTACAAAGATGTACCCGTCACCAAGTATGTCCGAAAGGATAAGGAGATTAAGATCCCCAAGTATGAGAAGTATTATGTCACCCCTAAGTGTCCATCCGGTGATTGTGGTCCTTATAATGGACATGATAGTCACTCTAGCTCTCATCATGATCAATCTAGCTCCCACCACCAATCTAGCTCTCATCACACTAAGTCCCATCACAGCAGTGCCAACAACAGTTCCGTTGTCAATGTTGACTCCGTAAAGAGCTGCAAGGGATGCAACAAATATTAATTTTTGATATTACATTTACCCTTATTATTTTTATATAAATAATAAATGGTGTTAAAATGATTTTGTATATTGCATTTATTATTTACATATAAATGGAGGTTGTGAGGGTCATCCCCGATTCTGGAAATGATTATTTTTATACTACCCTATCCAATATCCTAACCAATTTTGGTTATTTTAGAAAATTATATGAATTAAATGATAAAGGTATAATACCAAATACATTGACCATAGTGAAATCCGACTATACTTATATTAAATATTTATTATCAGAAAATGTTAAGGGATTAGATTATATGATATTTACCACTATATATCAATATTATGTTATTATGAGAAAGTATGATTATGTTGGATATCGTAATATTTTAGATAAAATTATTGAAAAGGTTTATAATGCCGTCGACACTTCTGATTATTCCGAAACTTCAACTCTTAAATTCTCTAATAATATATTAGCTCCCATGCCATCTATCCCTATCAATAAAGATAAAATTTGTAAATTAATGTTATATATATGTAAGCGATTAAAGGATAAACAATTAGATTGTGAAGATGAAGACATTATAAATATTATAATATCTGATATTGGATTAGTGACAATTCAAGTATTATTAGGTGGACATTTTGATGATAATTTACTATATAGAAAAATGGCAGATATAATAGAAGATATAACCGGAATGGAAGTATATTTAGATTTTGGAAATGTGATAAATAGTATAACAGTGGAAACAAGTTCTGATATTAACTTTCATAGATTTGTTAAAACATTATATAAAATGTATAATGTATGTATTAATAATAATCTTAATATACATAAGATTGAAGTTATGCGTTCCAGATTAAAGTATATGTATAAATCATAAATTATTATTATATTATTTGATAAAATAATATAACAGATAATAAAATAATATAGATGTCAATACTCCATAAATTATATATTTTGTCTCCATGTGTACTATCCCATGAGCATTTTCTTATAAAAGTTACATAATTTTATAAGATTAGATATCATATTATCTATATTAAAAATGTTACAATAATTATACAATATTCCTTTAAAGGATACAAAAAATATTTGTTCTAAGTTTAGAATTAATATATTATAGAATAAAAATATTTTTATAATAAATTCTATAATTATAATTTATGAGAAATATTTTTTTGCATTCCTTAAAAGAATAATCCATATATAAGGAAAAATTTAATATAGATAGTATGGCAGCTAATCTTATAAAATTATGTAACTTTTATAAGAAAATGTTCATGGGATAGTACACATGGAGACAAAATATATAATTTATGGAGGATGGACATCTATACCATTTTTCGTTGTGGTATAATAAAGAAAAAGGTTGTCTTGTTGTTAAAGTAATTAGGAATATATTAGAATTCCTATAAATTTGGTATAGACACAAATATAAATCTTGTATTAGTTTCTCAAAGAACATCCCTAAATATTATCTATTATATATTTATATAAAATTAATCATCAACATCATAAGGTTCTCCTGTATAATTACAATTATCACATTTCATGCGACATCTACTGGAACATTTACCAGTTGCACCACAAGCACCATAACTAGACATCACATCAACTTGTAGTTTACCTTTATAACAAGATGGACATTTACTATTATCCTCCATCCTACAATTCCAACATTTGGAATATTCATTTTCTGTTATATAATTATTACAATAATGACAATACAATACTTTCTCTAATTTAAATGAACATGACTGATAAGGATTTTTATTATTGGCAATGGTAATTGTGTAAGAATCAGATTGCGATAGATCTTTGGATAACCCTTTTTCTAAAATATTTTTAGTCTTAGTAACCAATCCCTCTAACTTACATTTTTCCTTAATATCATTATCTCGTTTGTTTAATTCTTCTCTTAGTTGGTCATATGATATATTAGTTAAATCCATTTTATTATATCTTCATTAAATATATAATATCATTTTATTTAGTACACATTAATTATTAATATTACTTAATATTAATATAAGATTAGATAGGATGAGATAAAGATTTATAGTTTATAAAATATAAGATAATGTAAAGATTTATAGTTTATAAAATATAAGATGAGATAGGATGAGATAAAGATTTATAGTTTATAAAATATAAGATAATATAAAGATTTATAGTTTATAAAATATAAGATGAGATAGGATGAGATAAAGATTTATAGTTTATAAAATATAAAATAATAATAATTATTACAAAAGGAAGAAATGCAGAATCCAGATGTTGTCACAAACGTTCTATTAAACTTACCAATAGATAAAATATATGAATTGTTCAATTCAGATCCAGAATATTATAAACCAGTTAACACAAATTACTTTTGGAAAAGGCTAACCGAAAAAAATTATTCCGGTATATACAATATATATGATGATATTAATAAGTTCAATGGTAATTGGCAAAGATTATATGACTCATATATAGATTATGAAAATAATATACATAATCCTTTTACTATACTAATACCAGTTACCCTAAATAATTTACAAAGTACCACATCTTATGAACTCTTAAAACATATAAACGATTTAAGATTGAAATATCATGTAGTAGATTGGTCTAATATAGAAAAAATAGAACAAATGATTGAAGACGAAAGTGAGTCTAACTATTCCCAGAATATTGAATTTGTTTATAATAGAAGAAATATTCCTAAGTATAAAGAATTATTAAAGATTCTAAGTAAAAATAATGATGAAATTTATGAATATACTATAGAAGATATATCATTATATAATGATATAAATTTATGTAAATTAGACAAATAATACGTTAACCCACCATCTGCCATCATCATTCCACAAGACATCATCTCCACAAACCTTTTGGACGACATTATTTCCATCCGCTCCTAAACACCAAGTTTGATCCACCGATGACAATGCTGCTCCATAATATTCAACCCATTGTAATACATCCCCACTCGTCGAATAATCACAAGTTGTCACTAATTGTGATAAGTCTGGAACACTTGTGGACGCTCTCGTTAAACATAAACTAGTACCATCTAATCTCAATCGTAATCTATTAGATACATATTCCATTGTCCAATTTTGTCTAACATTTTGGTTATTACAGGTGGATAATACAACTGTATTGTTGGTTAATGCTTCCAAACATTTACTTCTATTACTCCATAAATTAATAGATCCAGTTGGAACACCAGGTGGACATACCGGATTTGTCACTCCACTTGGGTCACAACATCCTCCTAACCATGAATATGTACCCGAAGAACAGGCAATTGTTATACCCACAAATGCTGATAATGTCAACGATATTAATGTAGGTCTCATTTTTGTATTTCATTATAATTTTTAAATGAGATCATTTTTACATATCTTATAAAATAAATATTAGAACATATTAAAATTAATCATAACACCTAAACTTACTTTATATTTTTTACATTTTCTTATATTTTGGATTTAATAAATCCCATATATATTCATTGATGTATTAGTTATTTAGATATTAAATTTTTATTAGATTCTGCTTGATAAAATTCAACTTATAATAAATTATTTATATTGTTTTTAGATCCCAATATATATTTTCATGTATCAACTTATATAATCATATTAATATGATAAATATTATATAATGTTTGTCATCAAATAATATTTTCATTTCTTTCATGGAAAAGCAATTATATCTATTATGTTCGTTTTATAGATATATATATCTTATGTATATATTTATAAATTTTATTAATAAAATTTATAATGAATAACAAAATTTTATAACGAATATAAAATGGAAAACAAAGATACAATTATAAATGTATTTCTACAATTACCATATGGAGAAATTGTAAGAATCTACAACAACGATCCAACTGCATATCAATTTGTGATAGATGATGACTATTTTTGGAAACAACTTACAGAAAGAGATTATGGTAATTGGTATAATGTAGATGAAAATATTAAGGAATATCCTAAACAGGTCAAGAATAAATGGTTTCAACTATATCAACGATATGTAGGATATGATAATGAAAATGAAAATAGTTTTACTTTATTGGTTCCAGTTAATCTTCCCAACTTACACAGTAAAAAATCTTACGAAATGTTGAAAACATTAAATGATTTAGGATTAAAGTATTATGCATTAGAAAAGCCAGCATATTTATCCGATGTTAGTGATAATGGTAGAGAAGTTTTTATACATGACAGCGATATGACCTTACAACTTTCAATTATAGATGCTCTTAAAAATCAAAATTTACCAGCATATAAAGAAGTATTAAAATTATTAGATAAAAATAGTTATGCATATAAAACTGCATACGAGAGATGGGAGAATCCAGATGATGAAGAGGATAATTAGAATCTTTATTATTACATTATAATTATAATACTATATATCATTATAATTATAATATATAACCTTTCTTATCAGTATAATTATTACATTATAATTTATATTAAATTATAATATATAACCTTTCTTATCAGTATAATTATTACATTATAATTTATATTAAATTATAATATACATCCTTTCTTATGAATATAATGATATATTAGAATAATATATTATGTTATATATTATAATTTAATATAAATTATAATTATTATCATATTTCAATCATACGAGCGTTCATATACCTCATTCAATAATACGAAGAATTTATCTAAACCAGGTTTAATCACTAATCTCCAATAGTCTTCATTGAATGGTATTGTTTCACAATATAAATCATGATCATCTCTTCCATATACTACATAATCACAATTTTTCTTTCCTAGTATTTTCATATAACTTTGCATCTGTACATAATGGTTATCCCATATATGTGCATGATCATATTTATCAAATACATGTCCTTTCCTCTTTAAATCTCTTCTCTTCTTTAAGGCTGGATACATATATTTAGTACATTTTATCTCTGCAATTAAATCATCCCTCTTTTCACCATTCTTTTCTACCACAACTCTATCTATCGATCCTCCTATTCTAGTATCAAATTTTGGAATTACTAAACCTATTTTCTCTACCTTTGCCTGATATGTCTTACAATATTTTTCAGCTATAATATCTTCATGTTCAACACCTTGCTTCATATTCTCTAAATTCTGTTCTGTATATTCTCTACATTCTAATCCCAATAACTCTAATGCTAGGCCTTCAGGTGTTCTAAATCTCGACTTTCCTATTGCCTCACTATGCTTAGATCCTGTTAATACTGGGATGGTTTCTCCATCACTATCACTTTCCCTTAAATCTTTCCATTCATCCGTTAATTGATCATGAACACTTAGATAATATTCCCCACAGTCTACAAATTCATCTTTTGGAAATCCACACTTTTCAGCCTTATTAAGTAATTTTGACATCTGGCCAGCTCTTTTTATTTCCTTTTTATATATTTAATTAACATTTAATTACATTATATCCTGTTAAAATTCTTAATTGACTCTTAATTGCACGTACTTCCAACCTCAATCTTTCCAATTCATCATTATTGCATTTATTATCACTTCTATTGTCCGTCTTATTATCACTTCTGTTATATGTTTTCTCACTTTCATCACTTCCAATAACTACATTACTATTACCATTCGAACTACATGTCTTATTACCTCCATTGTCCACATTTGAACTACATGTCTTATCACCTCCATTGTCCACATTTGAACTACATGTCTTATCACCTCCATTGTCGCCATTACCATTATCTCCGTTATCTGGATTAACTGCACATCCACACTCATCCAATCTATTTTCCACTACATCTACTCTCTTACGCAAATTCTCTATTTGTCTATTTATATTAGAGATTTGCTGCTCAATTTTTCTTCTCCATACTCCATTGCCACCATTTCCATTGCCACCATTTCCATTATCACCATTGCCATCATCACCATTGCCATTATCTCCATTTCCATTATCACCATTACCATTATCTCCATTACCATTACCATTATCACCATTACCATTGGAGGTATATCTGGCAAGTTCGTATAAAATGGATTTATCTAAAGTATCTTCGGGATAGCAACCTTGGCATTTATAGATATTACGATATACATAGTTAGATTGATTGTCGGCATGAGACAGTAGACGGAGGAATCCTAAATTGGGAAGGACGGAACCTAGGATAAGATAATATGATTGGACATAATTAAACCATGAAATGTTTAAAACTTTGGAGGGGAAATATATGCCGCCTTCATTAACGATGTCGTTACCAGTGGTGCAGCAAGTTGTGGTTAAATTATTGCAATCGGATTCAGGTTTAACGCAGCAACAGTCCTTAGATTGCCATTGGTTGGTTGCAGGAACACGAGGACCGGGTTGAAGGTCGGGTCTATATTGAATAACCCAAGACTGAGCGAGAGTAACGGCAATGTCTTGAACAAGACCATCTAAGAAGTTTTGGAAGGTAGGAGGGGGAGTAAGTTGAGGACATGGCCCAGAATATAGGACATCATAATAGAACTGAGCGCGTTCTCTTAAGGAACATCCTGCTGCATTTAAATTCTCTATAGCTAAATTGAGTGCTTCACAATTATAAACATATCGAACTGTTGGTAAACGTAAATCGATAATAGCAATTTCTTTTAGATTATTGCCATCAAAATCAATTTGAATTTCTACGAGACGATTGCCAACGGAAGGGTTGGTAGAAACGTATGGTTGTACACTTGTTAAATATAATATGAGAGACATAAAATTGATTTTTTTTTATTCTGCAAGACAATTTGTAAGGAGAAGATAAAATGGACAATCGCATTAACACAACCGCGACATTGTTGGGAAATACACGTGGAAAACGTGGGGTTAACCTTGGTCAAAGAATACCAGTTCAAAATAGTGCATCAATACAACAGGTTTTACCCAATTCTTATTCTAACTATGCAACTATTAATATTAATAATATGACGGAAACCATAACTGTTGTACCACCTCCTGAGAATGAAAAAGTTAGTCAAAATATTACATTAACTCGTGATGAGCTAAGGGAATATCAAAATGAGATGCGTCGACAGTTAATGTCTCTGCCAGAATATGAGCCCGTTGGTATTTTCACTCAAATATTCGATAATGATATTGTTGGTGGAAATCCTCGTTTTGCTAAGGAAATAGGTGTCGTTGAGATCATTAATGACAAGGATTCTGGCACTGGATCTGTTAATGATCCACGTATGGGTCCTATAAAACATGATACTCCTTGTGATTGTGGTGCTGTTAACTGTCCCGGTCATTATGGCTTTATTCGATTACCTGATGATTATCCTATTATTCATCCTTCTCATCAAAAAGAGGTCTTCCAGGTTTTACAATCCGTATGCAGAAATTGCGGCAGATTACTTCTAACTGAAGAGAACATGAAAGATTATGGCATATTAAAGCTTAGTGGGCTAGATCGTTTGGCAAAGATTGCTGAGGTATGTTCTATTAAGGAGATATCATGTCCGTTTGCAAAGGTGACAACACCTCCATGTGTCCAAAACTTCTTATATCTTTATAAACAATATGAAGGTACTAATAAGATCTTCTTTACTAATAAAACTAAAGCCGCTTCCAGTAAAACAAATACTCAAGGTTCACAATCTTTTATTACTGCTAAGAATGCATTGGAGATTTTAAGAAGAATACCAAGAGAAGATCTACGACTTATGGGATTTAGAGATGATTCCCATCCAAAGAACTATATTATGACATTTATACCTGTCATTCCAGTTCCTCAACGTGTCCCTCGTCAAGTAAGTGGTCGTATTATGAAACATGAATACACCCTTATTTATATGGATCTTTTTAGTAATGTAAAGAAGTTAAGAGATGCTATTGATAATAAGAATAAGAATGATCAGGATGATGCATATAAAGTTCTTATAGATAATTATAGACATGCTATCACTAACAAGGATGAAAAATATAAGAAGAACAATAATCCTATAGAAGGATTTGCGGATAGCTTAGGTAGTAAAGCTGGTACATTCAGAGGAAATGGTCAAGGTAAAAGAAAGAATTATACAGCACGTTCCGTCGCTAAAATCGATCCAGAATTAGAATTTGGACAGATAGGTGTTCCTAAATTCGTTGCAGAAAATGTACCATATCCTGAGTATGTATTCCCCGCTAATATGCAAAAGTGTAATCGTCTAATTGCAGAAAAGAAGGTGTTATCGATTAAGAAGAGGGATGGTAGAACAACTCAATTTACGGAGAGAATCAGCGAAATGTATATAACTGGACAATATAAGTTAGCTACCGGTGATATTCTATATCGTAAGATTATGAATGGTGATTGGATCGTCTTTAACAGACAACCGACTCTTCATAAGGAGTCTATGATGGGTGCTCAAGCCGTCATTCGTGATTATGATGGTATTGGGTTACATCAGGCATATACAACTCCCACCAATGCCGATTTTGATGGTGATGATATCAATCTTCACATTCCTCAAGATTTAAATACTATTGCGGAAATTCAAGAGTTGATGAGTGTAAAACGTTGTGTTATCACAGGTCAGAAAAATCAACCTATTATGGGAACCGTTTATGATGGTCTTATTGGTTTATATAGAATGAGCAAAACCGAAAATATTGAACCTGATGTTTTCTATCATATATATAGCAAGATTGTTCCTGAAGTACCTAACACCGAAACACCCACTTCCGGCGACCAATATCGAAGATCCAGACCAGCGGGAACTATTCCATCTGATGTTATTGCACGAGCAAATGGAAGTGGAGAAATCCCACATTTATTTGATTTGAGGGAAAGGGCAGAAGCTGTCGGTGTTGATGCTAATAATTTTATGACAGGTCGTATGTTATTTAGCGCAATATTACCTAGAGATTTCTTTTATACGAAGAAGAGTGGTGATAACAACGAGGTAGTAATTCGTAATGGTATTCTGCTTAAGGGATATTTAGATAAGGCAATTGTAGGTACTTCATCTGGTTCTATTGTGCAATCACTGTCTATGAAGTATGGTAATTATGGAGATGTGGTTTCGAGATTTATTAGTAATTGTTATTGGGTTGCTTATGAATTTTTGGAATATTATTCATTCACAATTGGTCCAGAGGATTGTCGTGTCGATCCTAAGATTATTAATCCTATTACCAATGCAGAAACTACCAAAGCTAGAATGGCGGTAGAACAATTAGGTGCGGTTCCTGATGATCCTTTAGCTAAGAAGATTCATGAGGATAAAGTTGTTGGTATTGTTGATGTTATTAAGACAATGGGTGTTCGAACTGCCAATGAAGCTTTATCTGAAGGTAATGCTATGAAGGATTCTGCAGTTTCTGGTGTCAAAGGTACTTATCAAAACGTGGGTTGGGTTACTGCAGCACTAGGTCAGCAATTCTTAAAGGGCCAAAGAATTCCGATGGGATTAACATCAGAGCAGAGAATGTTACCACACTTTGCTCCTGGTGATGATAGCATTGAATCTAAAGGTTTTGCCCTTAATAGTTTCTCATCAGGATTAACTCCAGTGGAAGCCTTTACTCATCAAGAAACATCTAGAGAAGGTTTGATTGCAACTGCCATCAATACATCAGAAACTGGTCATAATGAACGTAAGCTAGTCAAGAACTTGGAAGATTATTATGCAGAATATGATGGTACAGTCCGAGGTATCGCCTTCACTATCATTCAATTTATTTATGGTGGGGATGGATATGACCCTCATCATTTAAAGACACAAAAGACTAAGACTGATGATATTGTTTTGCCTTTAGATTTACAAAACTTAATATTCGAGATTAACAATACTGAGGATCCCGAAGACATCGATGATATCCCATATTTCTAAATTGTTAGCCTACGAGGTTTCACACAATATAATATATAATATTTAATTATATATTAATCCTTATAGTTATACAGTATCTTTATAATCTATACATTAGTCTTATCCTTATAATCTTATAGTTATACAGTATCTTTATAATCCTATACTTATACATTATCTTTATAATTTATAATCTTATAGTTATACATTATCTTTATAATCTATAATGTATAATCTTATAGTTATATATCATCTTTATAATCTATAATGTATAATCTATACTTATACATTATCTTTATAATCTATACTTATATATTATCTTTATAATCTTATACTTATACATTATCTTTATAATCTTATACTTATACAATATTCTTATCTTTATATAGTATTCTTATACTTATAATCTATGATCTATAATGTATAATCCATAGTTATACATTATCTTTATACTTATATACTAATACCTTATTTTTACACTTATATAATCTTATACTTATACAATTACATAGTTATACATTATCTTTATATAATATGAAGTTATGAAGATATAATGGTACTGATATGACCTACTAATACATACATATTTTTGATGTCATGAGGTAGTATACATGACGATTTTTATATAATTTATATCTTAAATTATATAATTTTATGTATTAACATTAATATATAATTTATTCTTGTAATTTAAATTATTCTTTTATGGAATTATATTTTTATAATTCTATAAAGTTTATAATTATAAATTATATAATAAAAATTTTTTATTATATATAATTTAAAGTTGGGATGTTACATTTTTATAATTCCTTAAAAGAATATTGTAAATTACAAGAATAAATTATATATTAATGTTAATACCATAAAATTATATAACTCAAATGTTAACTTATATAAAAATCGTCATGTATACTACCCCACGAAATAAAAATAGTATGGATTTATGTTATTGTTGTTAGTATTGTTTTTATCTTCCTATAATGAATAGAATAAATTATAATATATAACAAAGAATTATATATTAATGTATATATGTAATAATCTGTAAAGGTAATTAATACCTATTATATAATCCCCTTGTTAATATAAGATGAAGAAAATTCATAGAAATGATCATATGAGGTTAAATAAATATTATATTCCTTCATTAAATCTATTCTTATAGGATCATAATATCTTGTCATACTTTTATATTGTTCTATATACTTTGGATTTAGAAAGTACGATATTAATATATTTAAGAAATCTATCCATTTACTATCTTTTATACCATTGGTTAAAACCTGTAATTCATATTTATGCTTTTCTATTTCTACATCTCTTTCTTTTCTCATCTTCTTTAAAGCATCAGATAATCTTAGAAGTTCCTCTTCGTCTTGGTCTTCTTTTGCCTCCTTTATAAAATCATTGATATCTCTAATTTCTCTTTTATAATAACTTATTAGATCTCTACCTTCCTCTTATTTTTTCTTTACCTGCATATCCATATTAAATTTGTCATATACAAATCCCAATAATTTGAATATATCGTATGGCCAGAAATAATTCGGAGATATAAATGTATATGGAAAATCAAATATTGATAATAACGTTATACCATAATCTATACCATTTATTTGTATATATGATGATCCAAAGTCTATAATTTTAACGTTATTGTCTTGTAATATAATATTTTGTAAATGTAAGTCGTAATGGGTAAAGTTAAATTCTTTATATAATAGTTTTAAACTATCAAATACTTTACCTATTGTAATTTTTAAATCCTCTATAGTTCTATTATTATAAAAGAATGTTCTTAAGTAAGAATCTAATGTTTCCCCCTCCTCATATTTAGTTATTAAATACAAATTACTTTCTGTTAATTTAATATCTATTATCTTTTGAGTTAAATATGGCAATTTATCTGATATATGTTTTAAGACAAAACATTCATGAACTAAATCCTTATATTCTTTGTCTTCCATATCTATATCTAATACTTTAATAACTATATCATTATATCTATATACATTGATGTTAAAATATTTTCTTTCTTTTTTATTATATATAATATCATTGAAGGTGGGATCATAATAATTTTCTTGTATATAATTATATTCTATATGGAAATTAGAATATGACATAACAAAATCCTTTATATTATTAGATTCTCTGTAGGATTTATATATATCCCGTAACCCTCCTATATCTTTAAATGGTACGTTAAGCATTTATATATCTTTTATAATTTGAATTTGTAATTTATATAGTTATAAATTACAAATGGATACTATTCCAAATGATATAATCAATGAAATAATGTCAAATGCATTTACAACTAAAGATATATTTAACTTAATGCAAACATGTACAAGATTTAAATCTTTAGATAATCCTAAAATATTTCAAAATTATTATAGATATAATTACTTACAAGAAGATAATATAGAATTATATGATATGCTTAATAAGCATGTAAATATGTCATCTGATTGTCCTTCCTATATTTGGAAGAGGATATGTTTACATCATGATATAAATATTAAGGATATACTTCTTCATATAAACGATAGAAAATATAACCAATATAATAATGATACAACTGTGAGATGTATAAACAATAATAGTAATTATTTATATGAAGACTATAATGATCATTATTTATTTAATAATATTTTAAAATATTGTAATCGGAAAGGAATAAATAAATATGAAATAATAGCATGCCATACATTATTTCATAAAGCAACAACTATTGGTAATATGATGTATATATGTAAGGATGGTAATGTAATGAATAAGAAGATGTACAGAGGAAATTTTGTATCTACTATCTTGGTTATTGATGATGGATTTTATAATGAATGTTCACAAAATATAAATAGTGAGTATTATACATTAATATTTATTATTCTTAACTTGGTTATAAATTTATATTTTCGACCTCCATCCATATAATAAATACATTATATAATTGTCTTATAGACTGTATTATAGATTATATAATTATCCTACAAATTATATAATTATCCTACAAATTATATAATTATCTTATAGATTATATAATTATCTTTATAGATTATATAATTATCTTGTAGATTATATAATTATCTTATAGATTATATAATTATCTTGTAGATTATATAATTATCTTATAGATTATATAATTATCTTATAGATTATATAATCTATAAAGATAATTATATAATAATTATCTTAGTTATATAATTATCTTTATAGATTATATAATTGTCTTCATAGATTATAATTATTATATAAGATAAAAATGATAAAAATATGATATTGATATCAATGCTTACTTTATACATAAATATGAGTTCATAGGGTGGTGTTATTCATGAAAATTTGGCACACTTTCATATAAACTATACAACTATATGGTATTAATGTAAGTACTAAATATATCTTATAAAATAATAATTTTATAATTTATGATATTAGATAATTATGTCATCAATACTTGCAAATGGTTGTGATAATAAACTTAATGCAATAATAGATTTATCTAAATCACATCCTTTTACATAATTCAATATATCTACATATAATCTCCTAATATTATTTACGTTCTTGTCCTTTGTTATAACTTCTAAGATACTTTGAATGGTATCATATGGAGTATCTCCATAACATAAATATTGGAACCATGTCTCTTTTATTCTATTATAATGTTCATCATCATCTATATCGAACATATATCTTAATAATGTATAATTTTTAATTATATAAGAAATCCGTATATATCCTTCCACATTTTTTATATTCATGTTATCTAATTTGTCTACATGTATATCTGAAGATAATAAATAACCAATATTTGTTTCAAAGGAATTATCATCATACATTGTCCCTCTTGAAACTACAATCGTTTTCTTATTAATATATCCATCTCTAAATGCTTGGTCATCTAAAAATCTTTTTTCATATTTTTCTAACATGGTATGTGGATTATTTGATGCCCATAATATTGATGGAGTTATTTGTCTATTCCATTTACGACCAATTAAAACATCGGGTTCATTGCATATATATGCATTTGTCACATAAGTACTATATTTATTTAATTGTTTGTAGAAATCTCCTCCATTAATTAATTTATATAATTGTTTTCTGGCATGGTAGAAAATGAATATTTTCATCCATTTTCTACATTCCTTACACCCATTATATATTTCCAACATTTTAATATCAGAATATTGTAATTGGAAGCATCTTATTATAGCAGATCTAATACAAAGATCTGAACTCTTTATACTGTTCATGTATTCTACATTTGGATATAATGATTTTAACATCTTTAATAACATCTCCATTGGAATATTGTGATATAATTTACATCTTCCTAAGTATTTATCAACTATTATATACTTTAATATAGAATTATTTGGATTTTTAATCATAGTTTCATAAGGATCATAAAAATTCTTATTAAGGTAATACAAAACTTTTAATAAATTATTAAGAGAAGATTTACATAGGATATCTCTATATTCAGGAATATAAATATCTATAAGATAATTAATAAAATATTTATTATTATATGCAGTATAATAATGAGTATTACATCGAACCAGATTACTAATTTCTTTAATGTCTATTAAAGATATAATCTGTCTAAGGACATCATTTGGTAATTCATCCATCATATCACATATAATCACAATTATATTATATATTAATCAATTATATATAATTTACTAAAGATGGGTAATTAATTGATTATTTATATTTATAATAACGTTCTAAAATATGATTATAAAGAAATTTCAGGTTAACGATGATACTTGTATATCAATGTATGATATTATAGAAAAGGCTTTCGGGAAAACAGGATTTAAGACATGCATTTTTGATAATTTTTCAGGTGATAAGGATTATTGGTATGTATATTTATGCTATCATAACGATGATTTATTAGGATATAGTATTGTGTCTTATCAACCTAAAGGAATGAATGAATACTCTACCTTATGTTATAATATTCCTAAGATTAAATTTGAATTATGTTATCTTTTTGTTAATGAGAATGAAAGAAAAAAGGGAGTAGGAAGGTATATTTTAAATTATATTATTGAAGATATAGGTAATGATATATTTGTATATTCAATAGCTGAAACCTATATGTTCTATTTACAATCTGGAGGTTACGTGTTAAGTAATGATTTTCCGGAGGCGACAGCACTTATGGTTATTCCTTCTAAAGACCATTATAATACTATTATTAATTGGGATAATAAAAATATTATAATAGAAAAATATCTAAGGGATATTATGAATGGAAATTTTTCTGATAGTTTTATTAGAGATTCTATAGACATAACAATATTTTTATTAGATGACTATTATTGTACCAAATGTAAGAGTTGGGGAAAATTTATTAAGGAGTCATATTGTATATTATGTAAATGTGGTTATAAATCATAACATTATAAAATGATTAACTTTTATATTTACAACATATATGTTATATAATAATTATGATGATGGTTTGTATAGGATTAAATTATAATTTGATAGGATAAGAATAAATTATAATTGTATAAGATAAGAATAAATTATAATTTGATAGGATAAGAATAAATTATAATTGTATAAGATAATAAATTATAATTGTATAAGATAAGAATAAATTATAATTGTATACGATTAAATTATAATTGTATAAGATAAGAATAAATTATAATTGTAAGATAAGAATAAATTATAATTGTAAGATAATAAATTATAATTGTATAAGATAAGAATAAATTATAATTGTAAGATAATAAATTATAATTGTATAAGATAAGAATAAATTATAATTGTAAGATAATAAATTATAATTGTAAGATAATAAATTATAATTGTATAAGATAAGAATAAATTATAATTTATTATCTTACAATTATAATTGTATAAGATAAGAATAAATTATAATTTATTATCTTACAATTATAATTGTATAAGATAAGAATAAATTATAATTGTAAGATAATAAATTATAATTGTATAAGATAAGAATAAATTATAATTGTAAGATAATAAATTATAATTGTATAAGATAAGAATAAATTATAATTGTAAGATAATAAATTATAATTGTAAGATAATAAATTATAATTGTATAGAATAAATTATAATTGTATTCTCGCTTCGCTCTCCAAGATGGATAAATTAATAAAAAATTTAGTAAATGCAGATGTCTTACACGCATTACTATAACATAAATTTAAGCTATATGATATGATATTTTATAAAATATCATATCATATAGCTTATCATAATCTATTAAATATTGAGATATATAAAACTTACATCTTCCCAAAATTTATCTGGATTGGTTATGAGACATCCTTCTCGTAAAAAATGTAAATAATCTCTATGCTTTAATCTTCCTCTAGTAGTATGCATATCAATTGCATAATCAGGAAGTGGTATAACATCTTCCAATTCTTTCATATCGTATACCAAGTTTTTATTATAGTAAATTCTATATTTACCCTCATCCTCTTCATTTTCTGCAATACTTAATTCCGTCATCATATGAGCTGGATATTGCCTGTAAAATATAATATGAGCAATATGAACATATAACAATAACCAACGTTTATCGTGCCAATTAATCTTTGCAGTTTGTGCCCTATTTATATCTAACATAACATCTAAACATGCTAAAATATATTCTTCTCGTTGACAATAATCTAAGATAATACGTAATATTGATAAAATTGGTTTCTTAGATCTAATAGTTTTAGTGGTGCCACTTAGAGCTATATTATTTTCTAATGTTCTACTAGTATTATATGCTGCTAGCAAGGCAAGAATAATGGAAGTTGGATCTGCCGTCTTATCCTTATTTATATATTCTAATATCTTCTCTTTATTATTCATGTAAATGTTATCCCAAGATAATCCTTGTTTCTCAATATATCTAGATAATGAGTGAATGGCCCAATCATTTACCCTACTTTTCTTACATAATGCTAAGTATTTGGCTACCATATAACACATTTTGTCTTTTTCTTCTCTATTTTCCGATGCCATATATTTACTTCGATAATTATATGTTATAAGAAAGGCATTATAATCTGCCGGACCTATATCCTCAATACTTATTATCAATAACCTATTCCAACAAAGAGTTTCTACATTTTGTAGACATTTTTCCCTACCAGTCCATATAGCATCTAAAAGCCACTGAACTGCTGCCCTCCAATTACCTCGTCGTATATCTTTTTGTAAGGCAGACAATACCTCATCTAGTACTAATCCAGATCGAGTTGGAATATTTAAGACATGTGTATTATAAACATTTTCCTCAAATTCCATTGAGTAAGTGCTTCCTATAAATTCTCTTGTTTAATATCTAAATTTTATTTATTAAATCATATTATTCCTAATTAATATTAAATTATAATTTATATATTCCATTATGCATATATGTAGGATAGGATGATCTATATAATAAGATTATTATATGGAGAAAGAATTATTAGCATGTATTGCGTTTATATCTTCTACAACAGGGAACATTGTTATGTAATAATAGAGAAGGGTAGAATATTACCCATGCGAAGAACAATAACATTAACCAACCGGCGATATTATCTATACGAGTATATTTATATAAGAACCATATTAATAATATAGTGAATAACAACATATAAATTAAATATATCCAGGAATTGGTGGTACGTAATAATAGGACTGATACTATGGACAATACTAAAGTTATATAAAATATGGTATCGGCGATGTATTTAGAGTGACAATTACCGCAAACTGATATTCTATATACAGCATATCCTAAAATAATGAGAGCTAACAGCCATCCAATTATATAAATTTTATTATAGCATTTAGGCAATAAAAAGTATATAAGAATAATGGCGATAGCGATAGCGACGACATATACCCAAAAATGAGGATTGCGGAGATAAGATTCGAAAGACCAAGAGTCACAGCAGGACATTTTTTGTATAATTTATAATTTAGTAGTAAGAAAGAATGACATTAAGAGACATTGTACTTGGTTTTGTTGTATTATATATTCTCGTATACGTAATTAGTAACCTGTTAATCTTTAGATGTTCCAATTCATATCGATACTCATTCTTAGTAGCTGGTATTGTTGGTATTATTTATACTTCTTTATTGTCAATGGATGATAAGTTTTCGTCACTATCTTCGGCAATAGGCACACTCTTCATCAAACCATTATTCCTAGTTATTTCCTTTTTATCCATATTTATATTTATATTACCTTCGATCTTATATTAACAAAATTTTATCCCATATAAGATAAAATTTTATACATTGTATAATAAAAATAAATATATCTATAAAATGTATGGATTATGGGGAATGTTGTCCATTTATTTAATAACAGTAATTTTAACATACATAATCTTATGTTATGTAAATTATTCTACCTTGGGATTGAATATATTCTTTTCGTTGCTTATAGGAGCAATAGTCGTTCTATATTTCTATGTTATGTTTAGTCTTATGATACCTTTAATATTGGAAAATTGTGAATAGGATGGAAAGAAAAAATAGATATTTACAAAAATGGCTGAGGTGTGGACATTATTCCTCATTTATATTGCGGTTATAGTTTTAACTTTTCTGATATTATGGTATATAAATTATTGTCGATTAGAATGGAATATATTCTTTTCATTACTTATAGGAGCAATAGTTGTCCTATTTTGGACATTTACTAATAGAATTTGTAGTAAGAAGGCAAAAAGATTATTAGGATTCATATCTATAATTGCATATCTTCTACCAATAATTATATTAATATGGATTATATTAACGAGGTCAACAGATATGGAAACCGAATGTCAATCCTTTGTCCAATATGAATGTGAAGGTGATGTTTGTGAGATAGTAAAGAAAGAGGTTATATGTTATGGACCAGATGGCGTCTCTAAAAGCTGCTATAATTTTACTCCTATATAGTTTATAATTTATCATGTATAATATAGATGATAAATTATTGAGATATATATAAAAATGAGTTAAAATAGAAAAAAATGAATAAATTTAAGAGATTAAGAAAATAATAGGAAGAATATAAAATGACATCTACGAAAGCATATGGGTGGAAAAAGCGTGTTGATCAAATTCCTCAAGATGAGCGACGACAAGGCCAACAATTCATCAATAAATTAGGATCTTTAGGATCAGAAATTGCGGCACCAACTCCCATACCAATCGCTAATTTAGTTACATCCAAAAAATTTCCAGAGGGTATTCCAGAAGGTGTAAATTTTCCAATTAGATGTCCCATGGGTGGTTGCAATAGAGTTATCGGCCAATATAGGAATAAACTAGATGAATTATTAAGACAAGGGTTGACATTGGGCCAAGCCTTAGATAGATTGGGATTAAATGCCAGTTTAGTGGATATTAATTTGGGAGGACAACCAACAGATGAGGCCTCCGCTCAATTCCAAGACACCTTAAAATCTTTAATATTAAATGGAAGGACTATGAAACAAGCATTAGATGAAATGGGTTATGATATGAATCAAATTGTATTAAATAGAAATAATATGTCGAAGATGTGTTGTAGAATTGAAATTGTTAGTTCATTAGGAGGTAATTATGGTCAAAGTTTTTATCGCCCAGATAGACCAGAAAGTGTCAAAGAAATTCCTAGAATTATTAATACAAGTACATTACAGCAAGAACCAGAGATGGCTCCTGCTTTTGATCGCATTCGAAAGGATGAGGATCGTTCCAAACTAATGAGAAGAATATACTATGATTACAATTATGGTCCAAGATTTGAACAATTACGAGCACAAAATCCTCCATTATATAATGATTTAATTTCAAGACTTGATAATGCTGGGAACAATTATGAAAGAATTAATTTATTAGACCAGGTATTTATATTAGATCCTAATGTTAAGAATCGCTTAATTGAGGAATTTGGTATGAATCAAGTTTTAGCACGACCAACCAATTTAACATTGGCTCCATTACCTAGTAATATACCATCATTCCCTCAACAACAACAATTTACACAAACACAGACATTTAACATTGCCGATCAAATGAACAATTTAAGTTTAATGTAATGTTATCATATTATATAATTATCTTTATAAATAATTATTTTCATCTTATCTCATATAGTTATATAATTATAAATTATATATCTAATCTCATATAGTTATCTTCATAAATTATATAATCTTATCTTATATAATCTTATCTTATATAATCTTATCTTATATAATCTTATCTTATATAATTATATAATTGTCTTTATAAATTATATATAATCTTATCTCACACAGTTATATAATTATGAATTGTATATATATAAATGATACTAATAGTAGTATATAAATTATATATAATTTATATTTCATGAGGTGGTATACACCATGAATTTTATGGAATTCCATAATTTTAAATAGATTTATTGATATTACTATTTATATTATTAAATCTATTAATATAAGATAACTTTAATAAAAATTACGATGTATACCACCTCATGAAATATAAATTATATATAATTTATATACTACTATTAGTATTAAATTTGTTTTGTGTTTTATGAATATTATTAAATGGATTCAGTTTGAGTGAGTGTAACCTTCTTAAAGGAAAAACATGGTTCTAAAGAAGAAAAAGGTATTACTCTTGCAGATAAATATACATTTCCATGTTGTGGAAAAGTTAATCTAACATTATTATCAATATCAATATTCATATTAACTTCTGGACAAGTCCATGGAGATGATTGTAATCGACCTTTATGGAAAGTATCATCATATAGGAAGGTATGACTTATAGGAATAATATTATATTTTGTTTTATAATATCCAGATATGACTATCATATATTGTAAATTATG